CCGAACTCCTGCTGGAAAAGGGATACTATGTATGGGGCATTATTCGTCGGTGCTCAAGCATTCACACCGAGCGTATAGACCATCTCTACGATAATGACCACCTGATGTTGCGCTACGGAGACCTCACGGATTCTACGAATTTATCAAGTATACTGCGAGAAATTAACGAACATGCTCACAAACTCCTACATGACGCAGGAGATCATGAGGTTGACTACCGTCTTGAAGTGTACAATTTAGGGGCCATGAGCCACGTCAAGGTAAGTTTCGAAATGCCCGAGTACACGGGTCAGGTTGACGGCATCGGCACCCTCAAACTGCTCGACGCCATTCGCGCAAGCGGTCTCATGGGGCGCACGCGATTCTACCAGGCATCCACATCCGAGTTGTACGGAAAGGTGCAAGAGGTACCTCAGAAAGAAACCACCCCATTTTATCCCCGTTCGCCCTATGGAGTAGCCAAACTATACAGCTACTGGATCACCAAGAACTATCGCGAATCATATGACATGTTTGCATGCAACGGCATATTGTTCAACCATGAGAGCGAACGACGCGGTCCGACCTTTGTTACTCGAAAAATCACCTTGGGACTCGGGGCAATCGTCAATGGCACTGCAGACAGACTGGTACTCGGAAATTTAGACGCCAAGCGTGACTGGGGGTTTGCCGGTGATTTTGTAGAGGGCATGTGGCGCATGCTTCAGCAAGAAACCCCACAGGATTACGTATTGTCAACCAACGAATACCATAGCGTCCGCGAGTTCGTAGAAAAAGCATTTGCACTGAAGGGATTTTCCATCAAGTGGCGCGGTGAGGGCATTGATGAAGTAGGGTACGACGAGAATACCGGTAGGGAGCTCATTTTTGTGTCCGAAAAGTATTTTCGGCCAGCAGAAGTCGAAGAGCTGCTGGGCGACTCCACCAAGGCTCGCACGGAACTCGGTTGGGAACCCAAAGTGTCCTTTGATGACCTGGTAAAAAGGATGGTGGATAAAGACTGTAAGTAATTATATCACGGTATAATAATATGGGAATTGGTCAAGAATATGCTAAGAGAGGAGGACGATTTTACCTTTTAAACCGAGATAGAAGATCATTTTATGATCATAGAAATAAAGCATATGGACTGGGTTGGGATCTGGCATCCCTACAAGGTCGTCCTCAGTATCATCGAATCAAAAATGCGTTTTATACATGGACATTATGGGTAAAACCAGGGACCCCTTATCAACCGGAAGCGATATTTGGTAGCGATTGGCATGCCAAAACCGAGCGCGAGTGTTGGGCAAAGGGACCATGGGGACACATTGAAACAAAGTCACACTTTAGATTGAGATGTTCTCAGCCGTTTGAGGGCTTATACGAAAAGTTCATTGAACCGGGAGACCCAAATTTGATAAAACCTTATCAAGAGGTCATCAAAAAGCTGAAAATAGAGAGGGAACGAAACGTCGACTTGTCCAAAAAACTCAACCGTACACCCTACAAGTTTGACTCGCGCACCATCGAAATGGTTCCGGACGTCTTTGCCGATACCGTAGAAGGATTCACCGCAGACAATATTGTGCAGGCGCTCGATATGACCGATAAGGAACTCTCCAAGGTCAACGGAGCAATTGTCGAAAACACGCGACGCGCGGAACCCATCTTTGACGTGCTGAAGAGTTACAAAGCAATCAATGCGGAAGCTGAGAAAAACACAGAGGAGGTTAAAAAGGACAAGTCCCAGTGGGAAACGGAACACATTAATCAGCTTCAGAACGAGGTAATGCAAATTAATGGCCAGAATGAGCAGATGGAAAAGCTTATCAAAGAGGCGGGAGTTGTGGATCCCACAGTAGAACGCAATCGGGAGTACTTCATCAGCGATTATCAGACACTTCACTACATGAACCGTTACGTTCTCATTTGGATCTACTTTGCACTGGCGGCAATATTGTCCTATGTAATGTTTGCATCGGCGCCATTCAGTGCGGTGCGCATTGCGTTGTTTTCCATATTCCTGGTAGTATTCCCCTTTATCATATATCCATTGGAATTATTTGTCATGCATGTATATCGCGGCACATACAACCTTGTCATGCGCAGTCCATACAGCAACGAGTAAAAAGTCTAATGATATAATAACTATGCCGTTAGATTTACACGACGATTATTTGAGGTTCTTAGGAACAATTTCGGACGCCGAGGCGCGCGCGATGCGATCCGGGATCCAGCGTGAAAATTACGAAAGGGCAAAGGCTGCACTGGAAAAACTCAAAAACGAAAACAAAGAATTGTATGACCAACTGTATGTCAAGTATGGTGATCGAAAATCCGGGGTTCTCCAGGAAGTGAACGAGACGTCAAAAAAGATTTTAGATGGGTACGACAAAAACGAGTCCATTGTCAAGGAATACAATGCAACCGACGCAAATATGACCAAGCTCCTAAGCACTGAGCTTCCCGTCACCGTGGATGACAACGACGCGGTTCACGAAGGGCTGGAAATGCGGTCAAATACATTGCGTATGAAGATGATCGAAATCATGGACATTGAAAACGAAACAGACTCACTTGAGCACGAGATCCTCAAGAACCACCAGAAAAACGTTACCGAAGTGCGCGACGCAGAACTGCGCCAGGAGCCAACGAGTGACTACAAACGTATGAACGACCGACTCTACTATGTGTATTATGGGATTCTGATAGCATTTATCGTCGTAATGGTGACAGCAGAGTTTAGCATTACGCGAAAATTGGTATACATTGCATTGGCGGTGTTATTTCCATGGTTCGCGATTTACGTAGAGACCATTCTGTACAATTGGTATCGCGTTGTATCGGCCACCCTTCACGGCGTGCCTTACGACACTCACTTACAGTAAAAAGAATCACAACAATGATCATTGGTGTGATATACCGTTTCGCTTATCCTACTCTTCCTCCAGGAATGCCACTTCCTCGTCGCCCGCTATGTCTTCATCCTCGTCTTCACTTTCAGTATCATTCCCGTAGATGATTCGTATGTTACGCCACACAGATCCCTTTGGTCGCCCAAACTCCTTCGCAAAGTAGTCGTATAGATCGCGCGCGGTCGGTCCGCCGCGGCCATACGTCGCCGTATGCCATGTACTGAATTCGCTTGATAGATCGGATTTGGTTACCTTGAATCCAGGATCGTCGGTGCGACGGACCTTGTCTCGGATGAACTCGAGGATCGAATCTTGGCTTGACCGATACTCGTTTGACCGCCCCAACACGTCCGCACATTCCTGGACATCACCGTGCGTGCTCATTGCGCGCTTCACCAACATCGCCGCGAACACCTCCTTCCATCGCAAGAATTTGTTTGTCATCTCGCGGTCCACCTTATACTGGTAAGGTTTATCAGGATCGCCCGACACTGGATGATCCGTAAAGAGCGATTTGAAGTCAACCACTGCAATGCGTCGCCAGGTACCATTGTCTGTCGCATTGATCTTCATCAGGTAGTTGGTCGCCACCACCAATTTGAACTGTGCTTTGAACGTCACTGGGTCGCTCGCATATAGCGCTCTGCCGCTGATTGGGTCATTCGCGCTGGTGAGCTGCTTGAATACGCCCTCGTTTAGCACATCGTCCTTTGACGGCTCCTGAATCACCGCAAAGCGTTTGCCCTGCAATCCCACAATTTCCGGTGCCGTGCCGCCTACTTTGGCGCGGCGGTCAATAATCAGAGAGGATGGCACGTCCGCCTTGTATTCGCCGAGCACCATGGTCATTAGTTCAATAAGTGCCGACTTGCCGTTCGCCCCCACCCCAATATAGAAGTGCGCGTTCTGACGTTTGTTGTGTCCTGTCATTGTGCTTGCCAGATGGTCCCACATGTACTCTCGTAGCGATTCTTCGGGGAACAGTTTGGTGATGAAATCGTTAACCTCGCTCACCAACTCGTTGTGTTGGGGTCCGAGTTCGCTGTAATTAAGGCCCGTGGACAGCGATAGATAGTCGTCCGGACGGCCCGCACGGAAACATCCCGCCGCAAAGTCAACCACGCCGTTTTCAAAGGCAATAATATCCTTGTTGGTATCCAGCTTGTTCACAAAATCCTGGTCGTAAAACAGGCAACGCGCTTCCTTCATGATGTTTTCCTTTTGCTTGGTGGTTCCCAGCAGATTGACAATCTTGACAAGACGCTTGAGCATTGCCCGAGCCTTGGCCTGCTCTTCGTCGCCTTCCTGTGTGGGTACCAGCGGGCGCCCCTTTTGCTGCTGAATGTTGATGCGATTCATGAACATCCGCTTGATGTCTGTAATTCGCTTGCGCAGGCTCTGGCCCGCGTCGTCGCGACGCCAGCGCCCATTGCAGTATTTATACCAGCTGTTTTTCGATACTGAGACACAAACGTACTCGTTCTTGAAGCTCTGATAGAGCAGCTCAGCATAGATGTCCTCCCCAACATTTTCGTTATCCTGACTAATCGTACGGCCGCCCGTGGCACCGTATATCACTTGATCCACATAGAAGTCGAGTGTGTCTGTGTAAATTTCCTTATATTTTTCGGGATTCGATTCACGCACCCAATACATGATCGATCGAAACGACAATGGGGCGTCCATCGTATGCACGCGCCCGATCGCATCATCCCAGCGCGCAACGAGTTCAGGGATACAGGTGTACCGAAATCCGGTGGCCTGGGCACTGAATCGAATCCAAACAAACAGTAGCCGCTCACGCTGCCTTACCAGATCGTCGGGTACTGTGATGCTGTTTGCGAGAGCCCAACAAACACGGATCCACCGGTTGTAGGATCCGCTTTCGTAGTACTCCGGACCAAGGGCCATTACGTAGTTGTACACCTCCCTGACGTTGCGATCTGGACCACGGTCGCCGAGGGATTCGACAAACATGTCCTCCGCAATCTTGAGTGACGCGTCGTCCACGATCCTTGATATGATCTCGCGATTGCTGCCATCAAAGGCTACCCCGGCCGCTGTGCGCGGGCTTCCCGGCGACACTCTGCCAGTGGTCTTATTCTTGAACTCCTCGTACTTCGGCATGAATGTAGAACGAAGGAATAGAGCCGGGTGTATCGTACAGCGTGCAGATAGGCGGTAGAGATTGTCAATGTCCGTGACATCAAACGCCTCGACATCCATCTCGTCCATTCCGATCTCACCATCGGTCGTATCATAGGTTACGTCGTATATGCGGTACAGTTTATATGGCTTATGTTGCGGTTTTGTCGACCCAAAGAGCTGCCAGTTGACATGTCCTGCAGTAACCCCGTCGTCATACACGTCGTCAATGGAGTTGGTAAGCGGTAGCTTCTCAAACGTGTCACTCATCGTCTTGAGCATTTCGTTACGGAGCATCTGCTGCATCACGCGATTCGCCTTGAGACCAATGATAATATGAATTCCGTCCTTCGTTATCTGTTTGTCCTTTACACAGTTGACCGCGTCCTTCTGTAGCACAAACACCTGAAACCGCGTACCATCGTCCATTTGGTATGCATTCTTCAAGAAATCGAGGACATCCGTCAGGAAGGATTCGACATGTTCTTGTGTATGCTGCCGCACTTTCACAGAGAAATCGTAACGAAAGTCCAAGTCAATGAGAAACGGACCGTCGTCATGCAACTGCTTTTCTGTATAGTATTCTTTCTTCCCCGGTTTTAAAATATCACGAGCATAAAGCCTAAGGAATTTTTTATATTCTTCATCTGATGGTATTGATAGTGTGCGACCTAAAATAGACGACTCCTTTGAGCCAATTCGGGTATTCGTCTTTTTCGCCGCATCCACCTTGTCGTTACGGGTGACGCTAACGGACCTAACAAAGTCTATAAATTTCAATTCTGAATCGTCGGGACTGCTCATGTTCCCAGATAGAGTATGTATACATAATCCTGATATCCAGAATCAATTTTTGTTACGCATTATGTTTGTCCGAACATCGTTTTTCTCATGTTTGTGACTGTACTGAAAATTGAATCACCAAATGCACTTTTTTGTGCAGTAATTATAAGATGCGATTCTGCAAAAACTGCGACAATATGCTGTATCTCGGCGTGGGACGCGAAAACAACAACGAAGTCAAACACTATTGTCGTTGTTGCGGGCACTCGGAGAACAGTGGGGAAATTTGCGTAATCAATATGGACACGGCCACCCAGAGCAAAATACCCATCAATGAATATACCAAGCATGATCCCACACTGCCTCATTTGCATGACATGCTATGTGTCAATCCAGAATGTGCTTCTCATAGCACCGAGCCAAAGGACGTGATTTATATGCGATACAACGAAAGCGGAATGGAGTACGTATACATGTGTTGTGTATGTGACAGTACATGGACCACCAACAAACGGGGATAATGTTTAGAGCGCGATAGGAATAGAAAATTGATCCTTTTTCTTAATCTCTTATTAATGTAAACGAAATGGCTGACCTGAACGATTTTGACGACAAACTTCAAGATGATGACAACAAAGTGGACGTCTCGGACGACGAAAAAAGCGTGGACAATAACGACGACAGTGTGGTGGACGAAAATGAAAGCATGGCTGACGACGAAGATGTAGACGACATGTTCGACATGGAAGATGAGCAACCGGATGAAATCGTAGCGGATGTTGAAAAGACACAAACCAACACCGACATGCTGGGTCTTGGCGACTCTGACGTATCCGACGACGAATACGACGGATATGAAAAGTTTGATGATCAAGACAAAAAAGACATTATCCAAAACCACTATCCTGAACTGGTCCAACACAACTACCAAGAAGTGGAAAAGATGCTCGACATCACCCGCGACGACGCCGGTGTGATCCGCGACCCATTCCACCGCACTATCCCATTTGTCACCCGATATGAACGCGCACGAGTATTGGGCGAGCGCACAAAACAACTCGACGGAGGCGCGCATCCGATGATTCCTATCGAACCCAACGTCATTGATAGTTACACGATTGCCCTGAAAGAATATGAACAAAAGAAGATCCCATTCATCATAAAGCGACCGCTACCAAATGGCGCTTGCGAGTACTGGCGCTTGCGAGATCTGGAACATATTTAACTGTCTCATACGATACTGATTATCGTATGATTTTTTACGCGTCTTGTGCAACAGGTGCAGGTTCAGACACGGGCATATCTTCAGACACGGGATCTTCCTTAATGAAATATTTGTGAATGGCGTTGGTTAGGGACGTTCTCTTGACCACATCATCCACGTCGATTTTTCGCATATACTTCATTGGGTTTTCTACTACGTCTTTAATCGTGTGCATATCAACACCTGGATGTCCATTCAATGGTATGGTCATACCCGGCAGATATTGCTCGATGCGAGTGCATCCATAATAGAGAGGAATACAATGATGTAGCAAGGGATCAATAACTTTTTCCGAGAAATATGCCGGAAACGAACTATTTTCGGCCGCAATGGTGAACCAGTAGTCATTGAACACCTCAATTGGCTTATTGAACTTCCCTTTGAGACGACTGTCATTAGCACCCCGGTCCAGCAGATTTTGTGCTCCATGACCGTATATATCAATTGGCAAATTAGACTGTAAAATAAGGTATAGTAACTGGTTGCGATAGATATGACCAGGCATAAACGATTTCGTTGACAAAGCAATGGACATTAATTTTGGTTTTTCCATATTAATCTCTTTAGGAATGTGACAATGAGGTAGGTATGCATTGTCTTCTACAAATTCATGCGGAAGACCACGGGAGTCACCGACCAAATACGCCGCAACCTTGTAATGAACATAATGAACAAACCCCGGCGTCATTCCCAACATAGTAGGAGGCTCCTGTGCAACCCCAATGACATTCTCTTTTGGAACATTTACCTGGACCCCCGCACAATTAAACAAAATAACGTGGGTGTAATCGTTACCTTCGGTGAATCTATACTTTACATTATACGCAGGGTCCCTTTCAAATCCATAACTCTGTTCGAGCTCACGCCATACGCTGCTTTGGCAATAGGTTGAAAATATACGAATAATAATCATCGTACATACATTCCAATGAAACTCTTTATTAGCGTTCAACATATACATCTTTAAGGACGCATTTTACCAGCTTTTCTCGTTTGGTTTCACATTCGCCTGACTCGTCCGCCAATGTTTCAGACATTATTTTCAGATACACGTCATTGTCCGAGGTATCACATTCAAGTGCTTTGGGATGCGTTTTTTCCCATTCCGCCACATTCTCGTAATTCTTTTCCTCGACGGCCTTGATGATGCGCTTCAATTCCGTCTTTTCATCCGAGTCTTTCTCCCATTTATTGCCATGTTTGATATAAAGCGTCTCGTTAGTGAGATCAGTGCAATGCAATGGTCTTGTATACAAGTCCATTCTTCCAAAGGAATTATACAGTATTGAGCGGATCCCGTCAACATAGCCCACATGACCAATATGCTCGAGATCTTTTATACTTATACTTAGATTCTGCAGAAAGCTCTGTATGGGAATTGCGTTCTTGCACTGCTCGTTGAGAAAAATATTGGTGTTCACGGTATTATTCACCACGTTATTAACGACATTAACATACGAATACGGTTTGTCTATTATCATGCTATCAATCTGTTTCTGCTGTTTTTTCAGCATGTCCATGAGATCGTCATTTGTTACTGCGGGTGTCACTTTGCACTTCTTCTTATGATACCAGAGACCATTTCTTGATCTGAATAAACGCCCGCAATCACATTTAAATGTTTTTGGAGTGTCTTCGTCATCTGATTCGGTACCTGTATTTGGTTCACCGCCTGAGTCATCATCTGACGATGATGCGATTTTACTTATAGCATTATTGATATGCTTTGATGTCTTAAGATGCGCTCGAAAATTGCTCGCTTTTGTACATTTAAAATTGCAAAGTTCACAATCATATTTTTTCTGTTTGTTGTTTCGACCCATGTTATACATACATGAGATATCTCTATTCGTATAATTACGAAAAATATCCTACTGTCGGTAAAAACACATGTGATATGCTGCGATATATTGTATGTAATTGAAATTTATCGTCAGACAGATTTTTTCCAAAAATGTCCTATTTAAAAGCGACAATGCTAAATGTTTTCTGAATTACAAAGTTTATTTTGAGCAACATTTCGGCATTTTTTCGTGACGCTGAGGTTTTTCTCATAATATTTTTTGTAGTGTCGAACAAATGTTCTTACTGAACCGTAAGGAGAATTATGACACTGAGGTTTTAAAAGAAAATATTAGTTGTTACTACATCCGCTCGTTATTTTTGCAAATAACAGCTAAAAAACGGGTTTTTTGAGTCAAATCAAAAAAAATGCCGTTTTTGTCACAAAAAAAATCCATGCTAACAAATAAAATCTGTATGAAAAATATTTTCACAGCATATGTGCAGCCAACTATTGAAAAACTGAAAAATCGAAATTTTCGGTTGTCACGAAAACGTCACGAAAAATGCCGAAAAAACACCGAAAAATGAAAAGTGCAATTGACTATGGAAAACATTTCTCAGTAACAAAATGGATTTTTTTGGAATTGCATTGTGAGCATCATGCTCACAACGGTTTTTTTCGTTTTTTACAAACTTGTATTCCTTTTTTATTGATTTTTTTCGGAATTTGGTTGAACAGCCCTTGAAAACCAAAAAGACTTTTTCAAAACGCAAAAAAGTGCTTCTGAGCATGATGCTCACAAATGCATTTTTGATTTTTCCAGTTTGTGACGGTAAAATTTTTGTTTTTGTTTTCCAGAGTCAATTTCTTTTTTCAAATTTCGACGAAGAAAGGGTCGCGAATACGAAAAATGAAAAGTGCAATTGACTGTGGAAAACACGGCAAAAATCGGCTGTGAGCATAATGCTCAGAAATCATTTTTTCGCTGAAATTTTTTGTTACTGAGGATTTGTTTTCCATAGTCAATTGCACTTTTCAAATTTCGACGAAGAAAGGGTCGCGAATACGAAAAATGAAAAGTGCAATTGACTATGGAAAACATTTTTCGTTTTCAGTAAGGATTTTTATGTTGGTATATTTTCCATACAGCAGTTGTCATCACACTGTTATCAAACCACTGAAAATATTTTCGATTGTAAATATGTCTGTAAATCCATTGTGCGTTTAAAATTGCGATTTTCAAGGTAATTTAGCAATGTTGAAACCCGTTTTTGGACCTCCCAAAATGATGCATCAAAAAAACGCATGTGAGCATAAATCCGATCTACCCAAGCACTTTTGTTAGCATTTATGCAGAAAGACATTTTTAACATTGATCTTTTATGATCGGCAACGATTTTTTTATGGCAACGATTTTTTTATGGCAACGATTTTTTTATGGCAACAATATATAAATACAATGACAACATCATATGGACATTATATTCGAACACGTGCATGCTGTGTCCCGGGTGCAGGACCAACTGGACCAGAGGGGGCTGTGGGACCAGAGGGGGCTGTGGGACCAGAGGGGCCTGTGGGACCCGCCGGAGAAACACAAATACAAACAGCTTCTCTTTTTTTTAGCGATTTAACACTTGCTGGATCAGATACATCCTTTTTAGAGTACGACAACACCGTGACAACCGATAATGGAAAACAGCTTTTTATGGACGGGACAACCAGTACTGCGGGTATCACGTTTTCATCTGCAACAATCGGCCCAAATGGAGCATACGTGGAAATGTATTTTCATGGAGACATGGAAGCTGGGAACGCGGGTCAAGACAATTGGATCGTATTTGAACTGGTAGGAAGTGACCAAGTGGTATCCCCTATTGCTCCAAACAGTTTGGTAACCGTTGATATTGATACTCGAAGTGTGCAAAAGGGAGAACTTCTTCATATGGCATTTGGACCTTCGGCGCACCGACTGGTTGACGGCGCAACTGCAACCCAGACCCTTTGTATCGATAAAGCAAGCACTTATCGAGTCCAGGTCCGAACGGGACGTGCATATACATTAACTGAACTGCGATTAGTAATCAAAGTAATCCAGTACTAATCTATCTATGTGACCGGTAATTTCTTACCAGCTGCCCAATATGTGCAATGCGACTATCGTGAGTTGCCTTGCCCAAAACATACCATTTGCGGAATTTTCGCGAAAATTCGCAGAGCATTACATCGCTTTTATGCGTATCAATGTATTTCGTGGCCGATACGTTTTGAAAATCTTCTTCGTCATCACTTTCCTCAATTGCGTCAAGGTCTGCATTTTCCCGTATCGACCGGAAAATCTTGTTAATTTTCACACTGGACTCATAATCTCGTACGCATGCCGATGAAAAATATTCCCGCTTGCCGCCGTCGCCGTATGCATATAAATGGTAGTTATCTGCAGTCGGATCCGCTATTACGACAAATGCCGTTTTGTATCGATACTGTCGTTTTGTATAATCGTGCGCATACTGACATTCATATGTCATACTTTGTATTTGCATCTTGGGCTTACTGGGCATAACCATTTTGGGCACGCTAACCACCAGATGAGGCGTGCGTTTTGTCTGTGCCCGGTATTGGATATGATGAACTGCGTACCCAATAACATTTTTTACGTCCATGGGAATTTGCCCGGTGTACTCATGCCCACACTGCCATGCAAATGGCAAAAAGAAGTGGATCCCATATTTCATAAACATACTCCGACATGTTTCCGCCACACTCGCCATCAGGTACCAACGCTCCCGCATCTGGTAGTTTCGCATCGACATACCGCTATAGTGGAAAATATCCTCAATAACAAAATAACTGTGTTTGTTTTGCTGATTTTGCACGAATGTCCCATATACCATGGTCCCGAGGGCAAGAGGAACATTGTCATGAGGGAGACATATACATCGCCCCAACTTGTGGTCGCGGTTCATGTCAAAAAACAGTGCTACATATTGGTCTTCCTCAAAGGTAAACCAGCACAACCGCTTTTTTCCATAAGGGATTGCCACTGCCATGTCATATACTTGTCCTTCTTTCTTATGATGCATAGTTTCGTAAGAAAGATCATACTTGGGTGCCCGCTTCAAAAATGTATCTACTTCGTGATGTTCTAACTCCATATACACTACATGCACCATGCTTTATGTTAGTTATTGCTGTTACTAAAGTCTCGGTAAGGATTACTCGGTGCCCCCAATGCGTTTGCAAACTCGGCATCTAAATCATCTTCCGGTTCGATTCCTTGAAACTCCTCGTCAAAAATGTCGTTTAAATTATCGTCGATTTCCGCTCGCTTCACAGTGCGAAGCACGGGTGTTGTATACATGGACTGCGTATACTTGTATATCTGATGTACCCCCATAATGATCAAAAAATATAACAGGGCGTAAAGGAGCAAACTCATTAATTGTTGGAGATATCTGAAACCGGAGCGACAAACGCAGGTTCGTCAATGAGCATCAGGGCCATGGCCGCGTAGTTGTGTAGATCAATTAGAGTGTCTCGGATGCCTTCGTCGGCCACCAGGTTCACGCCGTTTTTTGTGATGGACATGGCGCGCTGGATCTTATCCTCGATACGCATAAGAACGCCAACCACTCCGTATTTTGCAAATGCGTCGCCGTAGTCCGCATTCTTCCGGGTAAATAACGCCAGTCCTTCTGTTTGAACTGCTTTCATCTGTTCTACACGGTTCATTTCTATGACATGCGGACAAGACTCTAAGCGGTTGTCGGGCAGCTATTTGGAAAATTGATTCGTGCATCGGATATTACAACAATAAAAATCATGATCACTGTAATCAGCATCGATAAAAAAGCCGTACTCAAGGAACACTCGGTAAAGAGTGTGGAGCCGGAAGCACTCTCGCGCAAAGCAGGGTTCAAAAGTCCCGATGGGTTCGAGGTGCGTGCCACATGGGACTGCGAGGTGGGAGGTAAAAAGTTCTGTATCAAGCTGTATGCCAAGAACAACGGTCGCGCCAACTACGAAAACAAGTATGACCTGCCGCCACCGGTGGACACCCAGTTGTATTTCGGCACCATGGTCCTGGTAAACTACGAGGGTGACAACGCTAAGAATCTCTCGCTTGTCGAGTGGAACAAGATCTACGAGCACCTCTTTGGGGGCTTCGAAGACATTGGCTCTGAGGACAGCGAGGAAAGCGCGAGCGAGGACGAAGAAAATCTGACAAAGGAGGGGTATCTCATGGACGGCTTTGTGGTGCCCGACGATGAGCTAAGCGAGGAGGAATATATCTGAGAAAATTGAACAACGACTGTACATGTTTTTATTGCACATAATCATGGCGACGTATACAATCAAGTATCCAGACGACTTTCGTAAAAAGGTGGGGAGCCGGTTCGCCGCTCTTTTGGAGGACGAGAAACGAGGCATCAACATGGAAAAGGGGGTGTTTAACTACGCGATCCGCGACGCGCGCTACCGAAAGGTCATCAAGAAGTGGTCGAACAAGCACTTTGTCCGCATCTACCAGTCCAAGCTGTGGACGGTACTGAACAGCCTGCGCAAACCATGGATCATGGAGACGGTCAAGAGCGGGGAACTGCTTCCTCAGCAACTGGCCTTTATGACGCATCAGGAGATCGATCCCGACCGCTGGAGAGATCTGATCGCACAAAAAATAAAGCGCGACGAGAGCAAGATGGCACAGCGCATCGAGGCCAGCACGGATATGTTTACATGCAAGCGATGCAAATCAAAAAAGTGTACTTATTATGAGCTACAAACGCGCAGTGCGGATGAGCCTGCAACGATCTTCATCACATGCATTGACTGCGGCAAAAACTGGAAGAATTAACTTCCGGTTTTCGAAAATTGGGTTGCTTACCAGCCTATTTTTCTCACGTTTTCCATGGTCACGCGCGCGTCACGGATGAACGACCAGACCTCGAACCGTTCCATGATCGGTTTGACATATTCGTCGTATTTCATCTTGAGGGCATAGAATGCAGGCCACGTTGCGCGCATCTGATGAAAGGGGAAGATCCAGGTCATGAAGAACACGAATTCGTGCTTGGTCATGGTATGCATGGGCGACAACACCAGCTTCTTTCTCAGTGCATCTCTCTCAGATTTCCATCCATGGAATAATTGCTGTATCTTGCGCGCGGAAGTATCCGCAATGTCGTTTCTTAGCGCAACCGCTGTTTTGCAGAAGGCAAGGTCGTGATAAGGAAGGCACTTGTAGATAAGCATTTCGACTTCGGTTGGGACAGTATTCATCTTGTGATATATACTATAAGTTATTTACGATCCTACAATCAATTTTCTCGATCATTCATCCAACCGCATCTAAAACTTGATCAGGCACTTGGTCTTGGGCTCTTTTTTTACAGGCGCGTCAGGGTCGTGCGAGAGCCGCCATGAGGTTTCTATCATGGACTTGTATGCGTCGCTGTTCGATGTGAATATCCGGTAGCCGTTCTTCTTGTAGAACTTGCGCCGAGCGTTCCACTGGTTCATAAAGTGTTCGTGTGGGTCAATGAGATCGACCACCATCGGATTGTTCCCGCGCACGCGCAGGATGCGCCCCACGGACTGTGTGATGTCCGTTTTGGGGGACGCCATCACCAGTGTCGAAAGCGTCTTGATGTCGAGGGCCTCGGCTGCCATGGCGTAGGTCGCCAACACAATCTGTTTCCCCTCGCTCTCCTCGAGGGCCGCGGGCTTCATGCCGCCCACATAGTAGCCGCAGGACGCGAATCCACGGTGCTCAATGGCTTCGAACAGGTAGGTGAGCAGTGCGCGCTGGTGCGTGAGCACGATAATCTGTTTTTCCTTCCGCTCCGCAATGAGGTCCTCCAGCATCTTCACCAGGAAATCGCTCCGCGGCCCGTAGTTACTCACCTTGGACAACATGGTGCTGTATTTAGGGTTGCCGCGCCAGTCGTACTCCACTTCATTGAACTCGGGGTCCTGGGACTTCCAGTAAACCCCGCGCACCAGCACCTCGTCGTCGCCCGACCGCTCCTCCGAGTAAATGCGTTCCCCGATAAACATGTACAGCACATGGGTCAACTTGTCCTTTCGCTCCACTGTGGCCGAGATGCCGAGCATGTACGGTGTGACCGCTTTGAACAGGGCTTTGGAGAACTGCTCGCTGCCAATGCGGTGCACTTCGTCGATGACCGTGAGCCCAAAGTCGGAGAAGGCGCTCGACCCAAAGTCCTTGATGTAGAGGGTCTGTAGCATGCCAATGACAATGTCCTTGTCTTCCACGTCGTAGGTGGTACCCTGGATGCGCCCCACCCGTGCGTCGGGGAGAAACTGCTGGATGCGCTCGACCCACTGGTTCAGCAGGAATTCCTTGTGGACAATGACCAGGGTTTTTTGCTTCAGCTCACTCATGATCTTGAGTGCCATGACCGTTTTTCCGCGTCCGCAGGGCACCTCAAGGATGGCACCGCCTCCTTTCTCGGTCGCCACGTGGTTCACGTAGCGCGCCACAATATCCTTTTGGTAGTCGCGGAGCTCGTTCGCAAATGTCAGGTGCGGGGCGTCGCCCTCGCGGATCCGCAAATCGGTCTCGTCGGGGATACCGAACATGCGTTCCCCGTAAAACCGTGGGATGTAAATCTTCTTTGCGCTCTCACGGTAGCAGTAGAATCCGCCCACGTCGCCGCCGATCATGGTATTTACAGCGGGCTTTGCGTACAGGTCCTCCCGGAGCTCCTCGAGACGCTCTTCGGAAAGCGCCGATTTAGGCACAGTGTACCCACGGGCGCCCATTCGCGCCGCGGTCCGCACGGTTTCTTTTTCTTCAATAGGTATCTGCATGGATACACGAATGGTAGGCAACTGCTTATACGGTTTTGCGAAAAAATCCTCGTGTATAGTATACGATGAATCTTGTCCCTGAACTCAGCACTACTCAATGGATCGTGTTCTCCGCCCTGATATTCTACATTGCGGTGGACGTAGGAACCCCCCTTTTCCTTGCCCGCCTGGTGGACACCCGCCTCGGCATGGTGGTCGCCATTCTCGCTGCGGTGTACCTGTTTAGAAACTTCGTCCCGGCCATCGCCGCCGCGGGCGCGTATGCTCTCTACATCCTGGTGACCCGATCGGGCTTCGTGACCGGCCGTGACGCCATTCAGGAGCACACCCCCAGCCAGATCAACAAGGATATTGCCATGCTCGCCATGAACCCTCCGAAAACCCAGACCCTGGAGGAGGAGATGGTTGCCAAAATGGCCCCCGTCCGCAACGAAATCGCTGTGTTGATCGACACCCCCTTCAAGCCCGTGGCTGCCGACATTGACGGTGCCTCCAAGCTTTAAGTAACGAAAATATTATTTGATTGACGCAATGTGATGAATTTCATCATATTGCTTGTTTATGCGTGATTAGTTGCGCTGACCCAAAACATTGCTAAAAAAATTTGCTAAAAAATTTGTTATCTGTTTGACTGTATTTTCTTGATCATCTACTGCCGGTTTGGCCTTTACCGTTTTGGGTTCCGACTCATGGTCTCCCTTCGCAAGAGTGTAAACGTTTGATTCGCGATTAAAAATGGTAATCAAGAAAGAGGTAAGTGTAGTTGAATAAAACACTGCTGCAACTGCGAGCGCCTGATATGACATGCCATCACCCTTTCCGTATAGTCGGATCATAATACCAATGATAAAGGTCACAAGGAAAAGTAAGACATATACGACATACCATGGCATTTGTGTTTTTCCTTCTTTTATACCAAGGATTGATAACCCTGTCCCCAGCACCTCACTGGGCCATCCAAAGTTTGAATAAGCCTCTTCACGAGGTAGATACAATTGGTGACTCTTATGATAATAGAACCGTGGGTCATTACTCTTCATCATAATTGCCAGTACTGCACCAATGAATGCGATGAAGATGTACATGGAAAGCGCAAGATGAGTAGAGTCCTGCATAACAATTCCCTCAAAGAAGTGGAGACTGACAATGAGCATGGCAAGGATCCAGAATATAGTATTTGACTCAGCAATACGAGTTTCTGCGCATTCAGGAAAGTCATCATGCTTTTTACATATGTACCCACTTGATTCCTTTCTATCATACCACTCGATGATGCTCTCAATCACATAAGTGCGGTAAAACCACGGCACGACCATATACACGCCCACAAGTGCAATGAGAAACATACCGGCAAACGTCGCGTGGCGTTCAAACATGCTCTTGGAGGACACCTTGGCATACTCGCTGTTAATGGGAATGTTGTAGGCGGCAATGGTATCGGCACTTTCACCGGTGGGATTGCAGTCAATGTAGATCTGATCGTCGTTCTCCAAGTTGAGCGGAATGATGGAGTATGCCGACATGTTGGGCTTGGGGAGAAACCCGGGCTTGCCTCGGAACTCGTCGGGATACTCGGGGATGTACACGGGATCAACAAATACGACCGCCATCACGTTCCCGGTCGAGTACTGGATCGCGCGTGTCTCGTTCTCCAGCGCTCGCGCCAGGTTAAAGGACACAGAGGTATCGTCACCTGAGGCAAATGCGGCCACCTCGGACACCAAGTTACCCACTGGGGTCGACACGGCCATGGGGTCCACCATCACAGGAATGTAGACAAACAGTTCGTTCTCGTTGGAGTGCGTGTGTTTAATCATAATCTCCCCCGCTTGGTTCAGGCCGTCGATGTTGTGATGCTTGCCCATGAGGTACATCTCGCGCGGCTGGTAGTCGACGCCTCCCAAGGTTACCGTTTTGTCCGGAAAAATGGAGGTGAGACGGGTAATTTGCGTATAGTCATTCTGTCTTCGTAGGGTGTTGCCATTGAGGCTGAGAGACCGAGACGTGCTAAAATCATGAATAAGTATCTGATTGAGGTCTGGCTCCTTATTTGAGTTGAATGATGTCATATACTGTATAGCTATACAAAATATGACGATGTTCTCTACAGAACGTTGGGTAGATATCGCGGCAGGGCGTTTTCGTATTTCGTAACGGTGAATACGTCGTTGTATCCCTCGACAAACACGGTGTCGCCCGACACAATTGAGTCGCAACCGTATTCCGAGGTGCAGTCTTTCCCGTTCACCTTGATGGGCAGGCGGGTGTTCACTGATCCGGTGTTCGACATGGTGTAATATTCCCACAGGTCGCGACCGCGGTCGGATGCGCGGGCCATCAGGGGGAGAATCAGGTTCTCGGGGGACCCCTGGCGGGTGAGAATACCCATTTGCTGGAAGCCCGCGTCGTGGGCCGCTCCTCGGGTGCGCTGGTTGATGGGCACGCCCTGAGTGTGGTCGAGCGGTGCCCTAAACGGGTCCGAAAAGATGTTGTCTTGACGGTCGCTTATCATGCGCAGGTCGAGCCGCGCCGCGGGCGGTTCTCCGCCCTTGCGCTCGGGCGTTTTAAATACGTAGTATGCGATACCAATCGCAGCAGCGAACATCACCATCGACATGTTCTCTACACATATGACTCCTGGAGGGCACTGTTTTGGCATTATAATACCGTGATAAATTTACCGTGATGAAGTTATCCAAGAGCGCGCGCAATGAACTTGAGTGCCGAGATGAACCGAGAACCGCCGTCGCCCATCATGGAAATGCCCGGTCTGGCCTCACTGGGGATGTCCTTGATGACAATATCGCTGAGGCGCTTGAACTGGTTTCCAACGGTGGACGTCTTGAGTCGCTTGCAGTTGTAGCACTGGTCGCGCACCCAGCGAGGGAAATGAATAATGTGGAACCCCGTCAAGCCAAAGATGACCTTATCTAAATATTCCATGAATTTCCAAAACATCTTCTCCAATGGCTTGAGATCAATGCCTACGAGCCCAAAGACTGCCACCACCAGACCAATAGTCAAGAGGTACAGAATCTTGCCCATGGTTTCCAGGATGTACCATAGCATACAGCTTGGTGCGGAGAACATGATGCGCATGAAGCAAAAGAGGTGCGAGATGGCAAACTCGATAATGTACAGAATCAGCACAAAGTACTCCCATATCCCCTTCATGATACTGAAGATTGTGAGCGTGATGGTGAGAACCGCACCGGTGATGAGGAAGAGAGTGCCCAGAGAAATGTCCACGAAAAACTTGGCGAGGCCGGTGACATTCGTCAGGATCTTGAACACCGCGGTAAATATCTTGAAAATGGCGCGGACAAAGGGTTCCTTTTTCGGCCTTTCCTTGATGCCCGTGGCATACAGTGTCTCGTTATAGTAGTACCTGGCCTTCTCCCGAATGCTGATGCCCGTCATCTCCTCGACGATATAGGCCCCACATATGGACAGGATGCCAATGATAAATAATAATTGTATAAGATCTGGGTTCATATACAATAGTGCGCGATTTTACTCCATGTACTTGCGTCCAAACTCCTCAAAGTGCTTGTACTTGGTGATAAAGGCCTCGGTTTTCTTCAAAAGCGGTTCGAGCTTCTGGGCACCTCCCACCAGTTCGTTCTGTGCCTTGAGGATGTCGTGGAGATCGTCCTGAATGTCCTTGCGCTTGTTGAGGAGCTCCGTCAGCTGGGCTTTGGTGAGGTTTCCAAACTCCTCGCCCATGTCATCTTCGTCGTCGTATTCCGTTGTGTTCTCCGCATCATCTTCTTCATTCTGTTTGTCCTTCCCGTTTTTCTTTTCACCTTCACTGTTTTTATCGTTTTTTCCATTCTTTTCTTTTCGCTTTCCGCCCTTGCCATTTTCTAAACCCTCGCGAGTGCGACCACCTACCGCAAGAAAGGTATGGGCGGCAATGATGGCGATCGAGAGAACAATCGTCACATTGCGGGTAAAGAACGAAGCTGCGAGACCGGCAAGCAGAAACACAAACATGGCCGGCATGTGACAGTAGGCAATTAGGTAAATGGCGTCAAGAATGGCAAAGACAATAATAGCATTTATGATGGTATTTTCGTTGATGGATCGCATCGTATATTATACGACGCGATATAAATCGGGGAGTTACGCGGATCCCTCCACGGCAATGGTGAGCATGTTCATGACATCGGTTACGATAACCTCGGGTTTTTCCAGAGAACAGTCGGCATCGGGTTCGTCCATAGTATCTTCACATAGGCCTTCAGGTATGGTATCATCTGAAAGGTCGCTCGTGCTCTCGTTCTCTGCTTTTTCGGCGATGAAAATGGGATCGTCCTGATAAGAGGGAGGAATGCACTCATTCTCGTAAATATCGAGAACCTCTTTCACCACTTCCTCACGCTGGATATCATCGCTCTGGAATTCGATGCTGGTGATGCTCGAGCTGCGGCGACCACGAAACTTGTTCAGAAAGTCCTCGAGACCGTTCATGGCTTCTCCGCGATCGTGCTGCTGTAAATCACCTGTAATGACGATGCGGCTGTTTTCTCCGATGCGTGTCAGGAGCATTTTCATTTGCGACACGGTGGAGTTCTGCATCTCATCAGCGATGATCCATGCGTTCTTGAAGGTGCGGCCACGCATGTATCCCAGAGGAGCAATCTCGATTTTCTTTTCCTCCAGTAGCTCGGTCACCTCCTTTACGCTCATAAATGTGTATAATATGTCATATATGGGCCTTACCCATGGCGCCATCTTTTCCTCCAGGGTCCCGGGGAGGTACCCCATGTCTTCGTCCACGGCGACAGAGGGGCGGGTAAAAATGATTTTTTCTATAGTGCCTCGCATGAAGTAGCGAACGCCGTATTCTGTGGCAAATAGGGTCTTCCCCGTTCCCGCAGGGCCAGTGGCCACGACGATCTTGCTCTTCTTGCTTTCCAATACTCTCGTATATCTCTCTTGACTAATGTTCTGGGGTCGGGTAAACATGCTATCAAGACGCTCCTTTTCTCGTGCGGATAAGTGATGATAGGTGGCGCCCTTCGAGGCAACCACGTCACTGACGGTTTCGTACTCGTCTTCCATGAAGCATGCGTCCACGTACTTTTTGCTGCGCTTTGACCTCCGAGACCCATCCGTCCTTGATTTTTTGGATTGCATGGGCGAGGCGCTAATATATACTGTATGGACATATTATTCTCCACCAAATATCAAATCCATATGTATTATGCTAACAGATGCTCACAAACACTATTGATATTTTGAATTTATGCTCACAATGATTATAAATCGAAAAAACATAAAATCTACCCTCCTTTTATTGTAATTTAGGAATGGCGGATTCTTCGACGTTCAAAGAGCCCCTGCTTACACCTGACGATAGCCGCTATGTAATGTTTCCTATTAAAGACGATGACATCTGGAAAATGTACAAAAAATCGGTGGATAGTTTTTGGGTCCCCCAAGAGTGTGACTTATCGAGGGATTTGGGAGACTGGGACAAGCTGAACGCTGACGAGAAGCACTTCATAAGTATGGTGCTGGCATTTTTTGCTTCGTCGGACGGCATTGTTCTGGAGAATCTGGCTGTGCGATTCATGGGCGACGTGCAACTCGCTGAGGCGCGTGCGTTCTACGGATTTCAAATTGCCATTGAGAATATCCACAGTGAAATGTACAGCCTTCTTATTGATACCTATATTAAAGACAAGGAAGAGCGGGAAAAGCTCTTCAACGCACTGGATCACTTCCCGTGCATCCAGAAAAAGGCCGACTGGGCCCGAAAGTGGATCAATGACAACCGCAGCTCCTTTGCGGCCCGCCTGGTGGCCTTTGCGGTAGTAGAGGGCATCTTTTTCTCGTCCAGCTTTGCCTCCATCTACTGGATCAAGAAGCGCGGACTCATGCCCGGTCTCACCTTTTCCAACGAGCTCATCTCACGTGACGAGGCGCTCCATACAGAGTTTGCCATTTTGCTCTACGGAAAGCTCGAAAAAAAGCTGTCCAAGAAGCGTATCCACGAGATCGTGTCGGAAGCAGTGGACATTGAGAAGGAGTTCATTCTTGAGGCCATCCCCTGCCGTATGATTGGCATGAATGCCAAGCTCATGAGCCAGTACATCGAGTTTGTTGCCGACCGTCTATGTGTCCAGCTCGGATATGACAAGATCTACAACAGTGCCAATCCATTTGACTTCATGGAGCTCATTAGCGTGGAGACCAAGGTCAACTTTTTCGAGCGCACCAACTCGGAATACTCGCTTGCCAACAAAAAGGTAGACGCCAATGTGTTTGACTTCACCGCGTCGTTCTAAACCGTATGTTTTTGAAAACATATGGTTGAATTATGCCATGAGGGTATTGATGGTGAATGTTACAAAGAAGACAAAGATGATGGTGATAAAGGCGTAGTTCAGGTAGGGCCACTTCTCCCAGGCACCTTCTGGGATGTACTTGGGTACCAGTTCGGGGTGCGCCTCCAAAAAGCTGGCAAATTCTGCCCCCGCCGTAAGACCGATAAAAATCGACAGGATGAAGATGGCACTGCCGAGTGCGGTTAACAGAATGCGCATGTTTTTACCACGGAAAGAGTTACTGAAACCAATGAGTGCGATTGCTACGGTCGAACTCACAAACATATTGCGCTGACCCGATATCAGATTTGCATACACGCTTTCGGCATTGATGGAAGTGGACATACTATACATTATACTGCGTTAAAAACGTGCGTCATTTGGTTGAAGTTCAATACAACATGGACATAAACATATATCGGCGGTTATAGTAACATTATGTGCGGAATCTTCGCATTCCTCAATAACCATGGTCAGTTTAATCCCAAGTTTATCCATCACCACTTTCAAAAAGGGCGGGCGCGTGGCCCAGACACGTCTGCCCTTACAAGAGAGATGAACGGAGTTATTTTAGGGTTCCATCGTCTTTCCATTAACGGACTCACATCGGATTCCGACCAACCCTTGTGGTTGGGCGACATCGCACTCATATGCAACGGCGAGATATACAATTATCATGCGCTGGTCGATGCACTTGACTGCGAAATGACGACAGAATCGGACTGTGAGGTCATTTTGCATTTGTATGCTCGGTTTGGAATTCGCCAGACGCTCCGCATGATTGACGGAGAATTTGCCTTTGTTATTGCCGACTTTCGGGACATAAACACCCCAGCGATACATGTATGTCGCGATCCATTTGGGGTACGGCCCATGTATACCATCAACGGTAAGTATGTTACATGTTTTGCGTCGGATTTGAAACAGATTACTGCATTTAAATGGGAGGGGGCAGTGGGTCATTTCCCGCCCGGAACCATTTATACATACACACCCAACAATAGTAAGAAACATACGTGGTGTATCGAGCGTTCGGTTCAGTATTATACACCGGCGCCGTGTATCCTCGGAAGGAATATGGAGATCGCAGACATTTACGAGGGAATACGGCATTATTTTTCGCGTGCGGTGCAAAAGCGGTGCATAAACACACATCAGCCGTTTGGTTGTTTATTATCGGGCGGTCTTGATAGCAGCTTGGTGTGCGCGCTCGCGGCGCTCTATGGCAGACAAAACAACTCGAAACCGCTGCGCACATTTTCAATTGGTCTAAAGGATTCAGAAGACCTCATGTGGGCAAAACGAGTTTCCGAACATATTGGGTCGCAACATCATGAGGTCGTACTAACAGAACAGGACTGTGTTGACGCCATCGAAGAAGTAATTTATGCCACGGAAACCTGTGATACAACCACAATTCGTGCCAGTATCGGAAATTATCTCATTGCCAAGTATATCCGGAACCATACAGATATTCGTGTTGTGCTTAACGGTGATGGTTCTGACGAGCTATGTGGTGGATATCTATATATGCATGCAGCCCCCGACACACTAACGTTTGACCACGAGTGTGTTCGCCTGTTGCGCGAGATACACGCATTCGATGTGCTACGATCGGACAAGTGTATGGGCGCACATGGCCTTGAGGCGCGGACCCCATTCCTCGATCGCGAGTGGGTTGACTTTTATATGAGCATCCCCGCGCACCTTCGGAACCATGCCATCCAAGGTGAACAAGAGAAATATTTGCTGCGCAGGGCATTTGATACCGAAAACGACATGTTTTTACCAAATGATGTGTTATGGAGACGCAAAGAGGCGTTTAGCGACGGCGTTAGCAAACAGTCACGATCGTTATATACGATCTTGCAGGAGGCCATCGAACAAAAAGATTTCAAGTACGTCCCGCCCAAGACACACATTATGCCCAAGACCATTGAGCAAATGTACTATAAAAGCGTATTTGAGACCCATTTTTCGGGTTGCGAGTCAGTGATTCCCCATTATTGGATGCCACGATTTGTGGATGCGGATGATGCAAGTGCACGCACGCTCGATATCTATCGTGCGCCGTTGGAATCGTAGGTTTTTTTCACACGGTTATGTATATGTTTATTGACCACAACAAGAACAACGTGAAAACTATGCCCACTGATTTCAAAGCGCCTGCACAACCGCAGATTCTTAGCGCCCCGATCCCATCAGGGACGTATGATCCCGCCGCGCTCATGGACAAAATGAAACTGGAGGTGCCGCAAGATACGCCGTTTGTCTCGTTTTATGCAGACAACAAAGATGTGGAGGACGAGGACGAGGATTCGCTTCTTGAGCGCCTTAACAAACATGTGTCGCAGAGCTTGTCGATGCACGCATATGTGGGTGCCCTTACTATTACTGGTCTGTACATCGTATATAAGATGATGCGCATTCCAAAATAAAATGCATGCTTTTCTCGGTTAGCGAGAAAAGTATTTAGTTTGATGCAAGCACACAATGTTGCTAAAGTACACCATTTATAGGCTCTTATCATTGTAGTTGCGCAGGGTCGCACGCTCACGTTTGAAACGTGCGTAATCGGATCCCGATGCGGTTCTTCCGGTTCCAGACACATTGCGTGTGTTCGTGTAGCGTCCATCGCTGTTGGCGCCGGTCCACGACATGCGCACCACGCGGCGCGCGGCGACTTCCTCTGCTTTCTTGTATCCCAATGAAGTTGGTTTTGGCGAAATTCCTTGTACTCCTCCTCCAAGACTGGTCATATACAATAGCGAAACATTTTTTGGCACAGATTCGAATATTGGGTGCAACCACATAAACATTGGTTGGATGGTTGTATATGTCAGACGATTCTTATAATCATGAAGAGCCCCTTTTGTCCGACGACACGGACGAGATGAACGATTGTGACCAGCACGGCGACCCCGATGAAGAATGCATTGAAAGCGATGGACACGAAAGCGACAGTGACAAAGACAGTGTGGATGGAATGAACGACGTCACGCTTCAGTATTTGTTAAATGCAAACACCTATCAGCGCGTGATGAAATCCAAAGCTCCCGAGGAGTACGGTGGTGTGTTTCTCGACAAAATGAAGCAGTACAAGCGCGAAATTGTCGACACGGTGAACGAAATCATTGAGGGCAAAGTGGTTTCCACTGACGTGAACGAGGCCTTTCGCTCCTTCGCAAAGGCCGTGTTCCGCACATGGGAACTGGAAGCAATCCAGGAGACCAACGAAAAGGAACGCGAGGAATATGAGACCAAGCAGATGGTAAAGGACAGTGGTCCCGGATGGTCCTTTTGGAGCTCCGAGCGTGTCGTGAAGCGAGGATAAAGTCTCAGGGTATATCAGATGACAACTGCAGCGCGTTTTTCACGCAAAAAACCCATACGAAAATCTCGGTCCAAAAAAGGCAACAGTATCAAGAACAAGACGCGGTGCGCGCCCCTTTACCGGGGATCGCGGAGCTGCTTTACCGAATCTGCCTTGCGCGAGATTATTGCCCATTATAATGCACATAACGATCCTCCCATTCGCGCGGATTCGGAGCGCGGCATGTGGAGCGCACTGAAGCGCCGGGTCAAGGACTGCGACGACGAAATGTGCTGGTTGGAGGGACTTCCCGACTACGTAGCCCAACGTCTGCGCACGGAGCACTTTGCGCCCATTCCCAGGTATGCTAAAAAATGGCGCAAGAACCGTGACACCTGGCTGACCAATGAGGACATTGAACTGGTCATGGAGCAGTACGAGCGCGCGCACCCCGAGTTCGTCTTTTTTTCTCCCGCTCCCATTGATTTTGCAGACCGACAATGGTCAGGCGCATGTATCGTGCCTGAATTATGCATGTACTCCCCTGTCGACATGGGGGACAAGACCAATGCCGGATGGGTATTTAACCTCGATCGCCATGACGGTCCCGGCACCCATTGGGTGGCACTTTACGCTGACTTTGCAGCCAAATACATTATGTTTTTTGACAGCGGGGGCGACGGCGCGCCGCCAGAGATTCGCGATTTTATCGAGCGCATCAAGGCAGATGCCCCGGACATTACCGAGTACGTAACGACGAAGGAACACCAATTGGAAGATGGACAGTGTGGTATGTACGTCTTGTATTTCATCGCGACGCATGTCACGGGAATGATTGACGGCAAACATGCAACGCCAGAGAAGGTCATAAAGTATTTCAAGGAACATCGGGTCAGCGACGCCGATATGGCAAAGCTCCGTCCTGAATGGTTTAACATGTGAGGTCTCTAATCTCGCAAAATATGTACAGTTATTGTATATCTATACATACCATGAGCGATTCAAAGTGTAATGCACACCAAGAAGATGATAAAGGAAACACGTCCGGTGCAATTTGTAATGACATGGCTGAGGCAGAAGGAATGAATAAGATTAAGGACATATATCGTAAATACTTATTAAACAATCGTCCCGAAGAAGAGAACACCGAAGAGTGTAAGAAATATTCAACTGATAAACTGGCAATAATCAATCAGTGTAAAAAAGAGGCAGAGGATAATCTTCCCGAGTTTATCATACCCGATGATCCAGAAACACAAGAACAAGAACCCGTCGACGACAACGCGTACTTTGACAAAACCAAAAAAGAATTTACGACTATATTAAACAATTTGCAAAATGCCACAGTAGACTTTGCCATGAATATTGAAAACAGTGATATTAACATTATTGCTGAAGAAGTGAGGAATATAGAATATTTACTTGATAGTAGAGTCAATGGATATAATAAACGATTAAACAATTTATCGACCGATGAGTTGAAGGAACACACCGAAATTGTTGAAAGCATAAATAAGATTATTGAGGAAATAGGCGATGCGCGTGAGAAATTTCACAAACAATACGAACGGCTGGTGAATCCTAAAAGGGAGTTTGGTGACGATTACACCATCCGAACCAGGGTGTTCCCGGCGCCTTTCACGAATCAAAAAGGTACCAATATCGGACGCATCGAGCAGGTGTACGAGGGCGAGCTTCCATACGGCGCCACCGACTACGTCGACCACTTTTTGGTTAACCTGTACCGCAGCATCGAGAATGAAACGGGACAAACCAATGACCAAAAAGCCTTCGAATACGAAGAAGCGGACCGGCTTTTCATTCGCCCCCTGCTTGCACGCAAGGATAACACGGGCGGCGGCTCCCGCAATGCCAAGAAGAGCGCGAGCAAAAAGTCGCGCACGCTCCGCAAGAGGCGCGCACGCAAGTAATGCGAGAAAATGCATAGCCGGCTATTCATTTTCCTGGAATTCTTCCCTCAACGGCTTAAACACTTGACGGCGGTACTTTCAATGGCTGCTTTTGTAAGTGAAGAAAATCAAAAACGTTTATGGGACGTCATCAACGCAAGGCAAGACGTGGCAATGGCGTTCGGTAGCGAGGCGGAAAAGGTGGAATGGTTTAGGAACTTTATCCGTGATACGCACTCCCAAATCGGTCCGGTTTCACACGACAAACTCAGACGCATCAATCGTCATGTTATGCAAGCAATGGCGACTGACATACGCAACCGGATAGAAAGCATACAGCCGGTAGGTGCAAGTCAGTCATACGAGTCCCGTGAACGGGAGTACAAATCCCTTCTGGAAACGCCAAAACCCCCACAACCCGATTTTGGCGAAAATACCCTGGACACGCCTGTCACACAGCATGACATGGACGCGCTTATGAAGAGCAGAAACGAGGTGTCGGTCGGAAATCCCATGGCCGGGGAAATACAGGCGCTGCGGCGCGACATGTCCAAGATGCAGGAAGCATTGGACGCAATACAATTGGGCATCAAGTCGCTCACAGATGCAGTGATGACAAAACAGGCCGGGAATGCAGTCGTCGTTGCTTCGGACAAACCAAGCATAGATACTGTAGACACAGAGGCCCAGACTGAAGAGCCCGAATACGAAGAGGAAATCATTGAAATCGTCGAGTGATTATGTGGGCACAATGTATATGCTATTTAAACATCTATTCGGCGATTTTGCCATGGACCATATCCTTGTGTTCATTAGCTACTTCGCCATCATTATATTCATATTTCCGCTGGAGGGAATCCTGTTCCCCAAGCTCACAGCCAAGCTGTACAAAGTGATCCAGGAGACCAAAAAATTCGCAGATCCGTACAACATCAAGGATAACCTCAAGCTCCTGAATGCGCCGGGGCTCATTGTCGCCACGATTATCCTGATGGCAATAGGAAAGCTTGCGGACATTGGAAAGTTTGCCATTGAATCACATTTGAACCCCACATATTTCAAATACTTACGGTCGGCCATGTTTGCTGGTACGGTGAACCGTAGCGTCTCGCAGTATAAGGACATCAAGAGCGCAGAGTATCTCGCGCGCGGCATGGAACTGACACGTAATGCGCGCGACCTGTTCCACTACATGCTTGGACACTATATTCCGTATTTGGTCATGACCCTGGTCTATGCCGTCTATTTGGCGTACACCGTCCCGGGTATGTGGAAGATTATCTTGGGTGGCTCCCTCATTCTCATCATGTACAGCATGTACACCGCCGTACAGGCTATGGACCTTGCCAGGGACCGCGAAGACTTTTTCATGAACAATGTTGCGGAAGAGCTGCAGAGCAAGCTGGGTAACATGATGAATATCGTCGTGAATAACCAGGGTGATGAGGCGATTGCCAGCAACGATGCCATGGAAGAGATAAGTCGACAAAAAATGAAGAATATCATGGACCACGAAACGGTGGCTATGGGGGCCATGGATGCCATCATGACAACCATGTACGGCGCGGGGGCGTTTGCCCTTTACGGGAGCGTATCCGAAGGCATTATTAACGTCGAGACCACGATTTCGTCACTGCTTGTCCTTGGAAATCTGACATCCAGTCTCAACACAGTGGGGTACGGTCTCATGTACAACGTGGCGTATCGTCTGGGTGTCATCACCTCAGGAAGAGAGTTTATCAATGACGCATTTACGTTCAGCAAGAAGACAAAGGGAGAAACGGTTATCATGCCCGGGGACATCCATTTTAGAAACGTCACGTTTGGGTACAAGGACGACGAGCCCGTCATTGCAGACTATAACTTGGACATTGCGCGCGGCGAAAAGGTGGCCATCATGGGACAATCGGGATCCGGGAAGACCACCCTTATGAAACTGTTGGTTGGGCTGCATCGACCGTCGGCAGGCAAGGTTACCATAGGAAATACAGACGTATCAACCGTCGATAAAACCGCGCTGAGGGAGTACGTCAACTACAACAATCAGCGCACGGCCATGTTCAATGGCACGGTGCTCGACAATATGAGATATGGTCATGACCGCAGTCCCGAGGATATCCGCACAATGCTCGAGAAATACGACCTCACAGGAGTGTTCATTAATGGACTCGATGCCGACGTGGGTATTGGCGGCGGCGAACTCTCGCTCGGTATGCAAAAGGTCACCATGTTGGTCCGTGGTATCTGTCGCAACTCGCACGTGCTGGTGCTTGACGAACCGCTCGCGGGCCTTGACAACGCCACGCGAAAGAAGGTAATCAAACTGATTGTGGATGAAACAGAAAAGAAGACCCTTGTCGTCATTACGCACGACCCCGATATCCTACCGTTTATGGACCGCGTCATCAACATGGACGACCGATAAACATTTGTGTTGCAAAAACATAAATGTTTGATTAGGAACATTGTATATGGAGTACTTGAAAAATTGCCTTTACATTAATCTCGCACACCGCACTGATCGGAAGGAGCACGTTGAGGGACAACTGCAGAAGCTCGGAGTATCCGGAGAACGATTCAACGCAATCAAGATGAAGGACGGTGCGGTTGGTTGCACCATGAGTCATATAAAGTGCCTTGAGACGGCGCGCGACCGTGGTTGGGACCATGTATTTATCTGCGAAGACGACATCCATTTCCTTGACATGGAGAGCTTCAAGAAGTCGTTGTGCGATTTTGTTGCCAGCGGAATCGAGTGGGACATGATCCTCGTTGCCGGAAACAATGCCGCGCCATATGAGCAGGTGGCGCCATTCTGTCTTCGTGCGCATAATTGCCAGACCACCACAGGGTATGTCGCCCGCAAGGAGTACTACGACGTCCTTATTGCGAATTATCGAGAAGGCGTCACGCAGCTCCTACGAAACCCGGAAAATCGCCGACAGTTTGCGCTTGACATCTACTGGAAACGCCTCCAACAGAATGGGCGATGGTATCTGTTGACGCCCATCTCGGTCGCACAGCTTGCGGGTTACAGTGATATTGAAGAGCGTGACACGGATTACAGTGCGCTGATGACAACCGTGGATAAGGAGTGGCTATTCAAACTTCAGCGCGAGCGCATGGGGCTTCCCAATTAGGCTAATTCTTGAGTCGCAGGAACATCGCGGCCATCACCTGTCCATTCTTCTTTTCGTACTCCATGCTCTCCAGTTTGGCGGCATGTTGTTTTTGCACCACACTTTCCCAGCGGACCTTCTCACGGTCGTCCATCATCTTTGTTGCGCGCGCTTTATCAATGGGTGTCAGGTTCTGTGCTCCGCGAGCACGGGCCATGTCTTCTACGTTGTTGTACTGTGTCACATTATTAATGTCGGATTCGCGCACCGAAAACACGGTCTCGTCTTTATGCACCCGTCTTAAATCGTCGAAGCGGAGCTTCCCGAATGGGTCCGACCCGATATAATCGTCGTCTTCTTCCTCGTATAGTCCTGTACCACCCGTGTGCATCATATCGCGAACATCCCTACGCACCACAACCTGCTGCGATCGCACACTATCCAGTGCATGTGCCATGTTCCCGGCATTGACATTGTCGGGAACACACACCACTGGATCATTATTGCGGAACCATTCGTTGCGTGTCTCGTCTACCTTGCGACTCATGGTGTTGTCAAAAATTTCATTAAATGCTCGCGAAAACTGCTTGGCGTCCACCTCCCCCAATTTTGTCTTAATTTTCTTGTTCTCGTGGTCGTCGTCATTGAGAGGCGAATACTCCTTATCTTCCACCGCGGTGCTTTGTTTTACTTGATCATTGTAGTGTTCCAGTAAAATCGCATAGGCCTTTTTGTAAAAGATGAAATAGTCGCTTTCCAACCCGGACTTATCGGGATGCGTCATGAGCACCTGTTTTTTCGCCGCCACCATTTGCGCATGAGACGGTTTGTATGTATCGATGCGAAATAGCTGCAAGAGGTCTTTCAGAGAATACATGGAGATGTCAAGATTATGCGCGTTCATTGAAACAATGCGAGACTTTTTCCGAGACATTCAAACAAATAGCAATAAATAGTAATAAAACTACCCGTTTAATATTACAAATGAAACCGCTTTGCTTTATAGGATTATGTGTATACAATAACGAAGAAGGGCTTCCGAGGGTCTTGTTGAATATTTGCAAATTGTGCAAATTATTTCAAATTACGGTAGTTGTATTTTATGACGAATCTACCGACAGAAGCCTTGAAATACTGGAGAGTGATGAATTCAAATGTCTTCGCATAAATATTATCAAAAATACACATCCCAAACACCCAGAAAGAACATACCGGATTGCATTTGCCAGAAACGTAATACTTGAAGTAATAAAACGGCACGGTCCAGGTAGTGATTATTTTATCATGATGGACACAAACGAGTATGCGTGTGTAGGGGATATTGTCGTTGATGTCATTGAAGAAACGATAGCTCGTAAAGACTGGGATGCAATATCATTTGACCGTGCCGCAGGGTATTATGACATATGGGCCCTATCAGTATCACCTTTTGTATATAGTTTTATGCATTTTGAAGGTAACGTAAATGTATGCGCAATGATGAAAAGCTATATCAAACAACTGATAGATAACTACAAACATCGTTACCCCGATAAGCTGATTCCGGTACAGTCGGCATTTAATGGATTTGCTATTTATCGGACGAGCAAATTTTTAAATTGTAGTTATATATCGGACATCATTGATGATGTATTTCCTGAAGGTAGTATCGAAGCAGAAGAGGCACTTATTGGTGCTATGACACGACCCGCTAAGATTATAGATTGCGAACACCGACACTTTCATTTGGAAGCCATTAAGAAAAACGATGCAAGAATTCGCATTTCTACAAAGCATGCATTTGCAAAGGTGGAAAAACCGCGTGAAGGACTTCGTGGTCCATGTTAGTATGTCATAATATTTGGTATAGAGTTTACACCTTTGGATTACTCATTGCGTAAAAAGGCCTTGCTGTGTGTATATGGTACGTTTGATAAATATACTTGAATACATGCCATGCAATAAAGATTATGAATACATATTGAAGTGGGCATTCAAAAAGAATATCGCGACATGGTGCGATGAATACAGAAGAATTTGCACCATGCATTGATGTGCAGAACAAACAGTATAAACATATACCTTTCAAGAAGGTATATGTACGTAGACGAGATTTCTGATAAACATGCGCTATTTGCGTTAATAAAAGGTGCGCCGGGTCCTATTGTATTGAAATTTGGTGCGGAATGGTGTGCGCCATGCAAACAAATAGATTCGTATGTGCGAGACCAGTTTCGGAAAATGCCTGATAATGTTACCTGCGGCATGCTCGACGTTGATGAAAATTTTGAACTCTATGCCTTTCTAAAAACCAAACGGGTTATTCCTTCCATTCCAACGATTGTGATGTATCTACCAGGTGTTGCCACACACGTTCCCGAAGCGGTTGTTGTTGGTACGACTATTTCAGAAATTGACGCATTTTTTACGACTGTTCTACAACAGGCTGCGCGTTAGGAATGGCGCGAACTTCTCCTTCCACGACATCTTTTTCTTCGGGGGCAGTGGGCTCGGTAGCAAATACATAATCCGAGTTGTCCTCCTCCATATCTTCGTCTTCCTCCATATCTTCGTCTTCCTCTATGTCCTCGATTGGATCGGTATTTACCGGGGGAATGGGTTCTTCCTGAGTATTGACCTCGACCAAAGGATTGGGTTCTTCCTGAGCATCTATGTCCAAAAAGGTATCAATCTCGCGTGTTTTGTCAAACACCGTAGCAAATGCCAGCACCAGGGTCGTCACTGTCATAAGTCCATACGCAAGAAAAGGTACAGATTCTTGCTCCATGTAAATGATACTAAAATACGTTTAGATATTTTGCGTTAAATGTCTTTGGCAACTAAAACCTTCGGTTCTCGTAATACCAATTTTCCATCATGTTGCCCATTCGAAACCCTCTCACCTCCGCATCAAACAAATGATTGTTTGCGTATATCAAATGTAGACGTGTTTCTTCACTCAGGTCTACATTACGTAACTTCGTTAATAGGTCCCCCATTTCGTGCTGTTTTGAAAGTGTGGTCGTACTGACATTTCGGTCACTGTGAAACCGAGGGTGACGAAAATCCATCCCAGTATCTTTGCATATATTGGCAAAGTCCCCTATTTTGGCAGCAAATGCAAACAATAATGCAATCCAGGTCATGTTGTTTGCATATAGTCTTTCAAATCAAATAAAACAATTTTGTGGTTCTATTGTATATGAAAATATACGATAGAGAAAACAAAAACTATTATATCAAAAAGTTTTTTCAACGCACGCCATTTGCCGAAGAAGATATGGAGTACGACGAACCCGAATCCATAGAGGATCTTGGGACCAACCTAAAAATATCTTCCGAACTGCGTAGCGATTTTTCACTGGTCATGCGCGAGACGTCAAAAGATACATTCACAATGCGCCTGTTACCATACCGCATAGATTATATGAAAACGGGTATCGCGTATGTCAAGTACCTTGTCACACGTGACGCGCCCCCAGCACTTTTTAAGTTTGAGATTCAGCGTACTGCATTTGAAGGTGCCGAAGAAGAAGTGGAGGACGAGCATCCAGTAACTACTCGTTTTCGCGCCATAGTAAAGGATGAAGCGCAGAAGATAGGGGTGGACGGAGATTATAAGGGGTTTCTTGTTATTGATGGCGTGACCGTCGTGTTCATGGAAGCAACAAAAGTATCGCAAGAGCACGGTGTGTGGACAATACCTGGCAACCAGACGTTTGCCCAGGACGCATCGGTGCTATTTGGGACGAACAACATTTCGGTCGTTACGAAAAACGGAAAAGACCAACCAGTTCCGTATTATGGGTATGTAATGAAGGACGACGACGGACTCTCAGTGGTTACCGACAAGGACTGGCTTGAAATGCCCATTGACATGGACAATGAATTTGTCTATTTGTTTGCACAACAAGCCGACGTTAAAGATGCGCGTCGTTATGCGGTCATTGGTAAGGAAATAGAAAAAGATGGTATATCCTATTATATGACACGCAAGTATGATAATTTCCAAGAGCTATAATGCCAGCTAATCTGTTATGTAACTAACATATTAGCAATCATATTTATACTTCACGTTCGGTGTATTCGCGAAGATACAGGTCCAAATTATCTGGGGTTATTTCGGCAGCCATGTACGTATTTGCATACTGGCGGATTTCATCGGGAATGGGATTGCGTGTATAGAGTCCGACAAAGTTCTTGACGTATTCGTCGAGCTTTTCGCGGTCAGACTTATACTTATCGGCCGCCTCCTGCACGCCTCGTTTAAAGTTTTGTCTCGCGTGCTCTTTACGAATTTGCTTGTCAATGATCCCGTGCTCCTTCTCTTTAATCATTCTCTCTTGTTCTGCAAGCTCTGCCTGGCGCTGTAGAATCTCCTCGGTGGGATCATTGGGTACTTCCAGATACCATTTATGACGGGCTTCATTAGCGGTAACAATAATGTTGCAAATGTCGGGCTTCTTCAAATTTTCATATCGGTGTCGCTGTTCGGTTCCGGGCGCACCCTTAAATGTTACCATGAACTCATCAATGACCTTTTGATCGATAGGTGGGCTGGTTTCCACAAGACGATCAAATTCCTGACGTGTCAGTTTTAAAAAGCTTCCTGCATCGGAGCGTTCCGGAGGTGGCTTTGCGAGCTCGATGCGGATGTTACGAGCATACTTGTCCCAAGCAATGGACATTACACGGTGAGACTCATTGAGTTCCGAGATTTTCAGGTATTGTTGTATGGTGGTTAAAATACCAATGAAAATGTTCAGTGACCCAATTGCAAGTGGCGCCAATGCCTGAAAGTTGGTCGGCATACTTTCCTGTGCAAACGATGCAGTACCACTGATGGTCGACAGGATAATTGCTGGGATAGTGAACCATGCGTGTGATCTGGAGTACTTGACATGAGAACGGGCATGAAGCCATTTGTAACACTGAGCAGCATCACACCATTCTACCAGGATTTCCTCGTTTTCAGGAGACCACTCCACTTTGATTTTGCTTTCGGTGGGTACGCTTGAACCCCCACCTACACTTTCTGCGTCTCCTTGTTTACCACTCATTACACTACAATCATAAAAAGAAACATTCATTTACACGAGTTTCTATGCGGTAATTCGATCAGCATCGTCGTCTGAGTCGGTAAATGTGATATCACTGGTAGGAGTGTCCGGCTGTTTTGCCGCTGCGGGTTCCAGAACAGTTTGTACGTTGACGATGATTTCCTTAGCCTCTTCCTTAGCCTCTTCCTTTTCCGTTGTTTCACTCTTGACATCGGCATTATCACTTGACTCCCCATACTTATCGCGGATTTCTTCAGAAAGCTCTTCCGCGCGTCCACGTACGTCATCGATACGGAATGTGCAGTTGTCGTTTACGGAATTATTGACCTCGTCGCAAAACCCTCTCAGCTTTTGCTTGCAATAATCAAGATGCTTCTCATGGGATATTTGGAAAAATGCCAGATAGTCCATAAAAAGCTTAATCTTGTTCTGTAAAAACATGTTATCGAACTCCAATGTGTTAATCAGATTTGATATACAGTGCCCCACTTGGTGTTCCTTATAATAATTGGCAATCTCTTCGCGTTTCAACAAGTATCGGTTAAATAAGTCTCCAATAATTTCAAGAATAGTTTTCTGAATTGTGGTGATTTCGCTCATGTCATATTCACGAAAAGGCTCAAGATCCTTGTACAATGTATGTTCTCTAAATTTTCGCGTGGCGGAGTCGGGCATTCGTGCCTCACGATAATATTTGATAACCATGTTCAAAAGCTTGTAATAGTCACAATATAGTCGGTTATTCACAAAAGATACACCTCTCTCGATGTTTTCCAGTTCGTATTGGAATGCCTTGTATTGGAAGTAGAATGAATCAACGCAGAACAAAAAAGTCGGGTCCGTGGTATGTTTGACCATTTCTGTGTAAGCCGTTTTAAGAGTCCGGAGGGTTCGGGCTGAAACGCCACGTAATTCTTTACACTCATCCACACTTATTCTTATGTGTATGAAGCTGTTTTTCAATTCTTCTCTATGATGTGCGTGCGCCTTATCAAAATCCATTGTACTATATAGGGATATATTCAATAATTCGAACAACAAACGGTGTACCAAATATAGTTGATAAACGGTATGAAGTTTCTGCACCCTTACAATATACATGGAAACAGACCCAGTAGAAAACTTTACCAAGATCGTCAATGACATGATTGGCGATCTGAAACTGACATTTTCCGAATATTCGGACAAACTCGATATGGTAAGCGAGTTACTAAAGACTGATCAAGAAGACGTACATAAGTATGCAATGGGTGTCATCCCTCCCCGTTTCTTTGACGTGCTTTACCAGAACGAGGACATGTTTACCGACGATGACATTGACACTAAGTTCCTTCCTGATTTGGATTTTGCGCTGTTTTTCACAGCAAGCGACGTGACTGAGAACACCAAGGGTGCTATATGGAAATATCTTCACATGATACTGTTTTCTCTGGTCGGCGATGTGAAAAATAAGTCCGAGTTTGGCGACACAGCGGATCTGTTCAAGGGTATCGAGGAAAATGACCTGAATGACAAGATAAAGGAAGCTTTTGAAAACATGGGCAACCTCTTTGACAAGGTTGACGATGCCGCAGCGGACGAACCCGATACCGAGTCGTCGGCCGACGGTCAGGAACCTCCCAGAATGCCGGAAGGCATGCCCAACCTCGAGTCCATCCAAGAGCACCTGAAGTTTGTCTTCGAAGGGAAGATCGGAAGCCTCGCCAAGGAGCTGACCGCTGAAATGAAAGAAGAGTTAACCGAGCTCATTGGAGATGAGGGCGACGTCAAGTCAACCAAGGACATGTTCAAGAAGCTGATCCGCAATCCTAAGAAAATCAACGATCTCGTGAAGAAACTGACCTCAAAGGTGGAAGAAAAGGTAAAAAGCGGCAACGTTAGCAAGGAAGAACTCCTGGCCGAGGCAAAAGACATTATGGGGCGCATGAATGAGTTTGGAGGAAAGGAAAAATTCGCGGATATGATGAAGGGTATGGCGAAGACCATGGGCGGAAAGGGCGCCAAGTTCAATATGGGAGCTTTTGAAAAGATGGCAAAACAGGGTCAGGAGCGCGAGCGACTTCTCAAGAAGATCGAAGAGCGCAAGAAGGCCCGTGTAGTCGCAGAGAACAACAAAAAGAAGTTTACGATTGACGGGGAACAACAACAAAAGAGCCGTCGCGAGGTTGATGAGACCTTACTCAATGAACTTCTCGAGGACGAGTCGTTGTCGCAGCCCGCTGTCGTCCCCCCGAAGCCGAAAAGCAAATCAAGTGGTAAGCCAAAGAGCAAGTCGGGCGGAAAGGCAAAGAGCAAGAGCAAAAAATAGACGAATATAGTAAGTAGTCATGGGAATCCTCCAAGCCATTAACCTCCGTGTGTTTTTACTATCCTTTGTTGTGGGTCTGCTCGTGTTGTACTATGTCATGCCCCAAGAGGAGATGATCTATGTGTATCCCACCCCTGAAAATGTTGACCTAATACAATACAAGGACCGTGCCGACAATTGCTATGCAGTCCGAAAAGAAGAGGTAACATGCCCGAGCGAAAGCGAAATATCGCATATTCCCGTCCAGTAAAATGCATACGTATAGTATATGCACTTTGCCAAATTTATCCATACTGAACCAGGAAGAGTTATACTGTCGGCCATTTTGGGTCTCGGGCTTGCTACGATGTTTAGACGTACGTGCAACAAGAAGAACTGTCTGGTATTTTCCGGTCCGGTGATCCAAGAGTTTACGGACCGTGTGTACAAGTACGACGGAAAGTGCTACAAATATGCGGTAGAAGAGTCGCAGTGCATGTCGCACAAAAGAACCTTGCCTATTTCGCAATAACTTATTCGTTGCAAATGTAACAAATAAGTATCGATGTGTTGTATACTGTATGAACAACGTCACGCGCATTAGTGATCTACCAACGGGCGACCATCCGTCCAATTTAACAAATACGATGGTGAAGGAGCAGGCCACGAATTACACCCCCATCAATGTTCATCCCAACCCTTATGGAATTTCTGACCAGAATCCATTGCCTCCGCAAGAACAAGATCATCCTAATTTTAACCAAATGGTTGCAGAGCAACCTCTTCCGTCGCGCGACATCCCCATGGATACAACGACGGTTACCCAAGACGAGGCGGTGCAGCCCGATTATATCCCGCCGCCTCCACCAACCCGCGATTTCATCGCTGACTATGCGGCCGAAGATGCAAGGATCCAAAAGGCCGAGGAGAAGGATAAGGGAAAGTTATTTGACGCAGTTGTGAGCGAGCTTCAACAGGCCATGTTTGTAGCGGTACTGTTTTTCCTGTTCCAAACGGCGTTAATTCGGCGACTTATGTGGAACCATCTTACATGGTTACCCATATTGAACTCTGACGGTAATCTCAACATGTATGGCGTGATGCTCAAGAGCGCCGTATTCGGGTTGTTTTTCTATTCCAGTCAAAAATTTGTTGAGTTCTTAACCAGCATTTAGTCATCTACTTGCGATTTTTGCGTGTACCGCCTTTTTTAGAACGCGATACACGCGGAGCACTCGGGTCATACTTGAGAAACCACGACATGTACTCCCGCGACTTTTTGTTTTTTATCGTTGTATGCATTTTGCTTCTGGTAACCATCATATCACGCAATGTGGGTTGTTTACCGACACAGGGCAGCGTATATCGACGCATAATAGGCTTGTTGGATACATGACGGTTGCGGTGAAGCTCATGCAACTGCTGTGACAGACACATAAGTCGATTCGTATTGTAATCATTTCCGCTGACATATACAAAAGCAAGGTAAAATGCCAGTATAGTATCAATGGTGGCAACCCGAACAGAAAAGGAATTAATCTTGATAACATTGTAATTATGGCACGCAATTGGCTTATACAAATACAGTCGTGCACTGCCGTTCACGGACAAGATATAGTGTTCGGGGATTAACTCCGCCGCTTCTTTTCGGTGATCCACCGTTAATGTCAGATTACGGTCCGCCAGGGCCGCCTTCACAATGTCCAATACCCGACTCGGTTCGTTGACAATAACGTCAAAACTGGGGGTTGAACCCACACGCCCATTTTTCAGAAACATGCCGGCAGCAAACGCGCCGAAAAACACACCACCTTGTTGATTGACAATATTAAAAATAGTTTGTTGAATGTTTTGTGTATCACCCGTCATTTTTGACGGAGGCAGTGCCGTACAGACATGGCCGCGTATCGGATAATAACGATCCAGAAGTTCCAGTCGTCTCGCAATTTTTTCCCATCGTGACACGTCTCCAAGAGGCCGGGACAATTCTAAATGCATGCTCATTCGTAAAAAGTCAGGAGGCGTATAATGGATATTTTTGATGACCATTGCCTCCTTTTGCAGTTTTTTGAACAATTGCGTGGGTATCTGCGTGATATCTGCTACGGGCACAAAATCTGCAAACACCTTGTAGGTCCCATGGTGGACACCCGACTTTGCTTCAATATTCGCGTACCCCTTTTTGTAGAATATGTCCGCAAGTTCAATGGCGTCGTCCAACGCGTTCATCGAATAAAAGTCATAGTCAGGTACGTCTTTTACCGGGTCATAAAAACGCTCGTCCGGAGGTAGGATATCGTTGATGGCCGAACCTCCGTAACACACCAGACGCTTGCGACGAATAAATTCCCGAGTTATATTTAACATACTTATTACGTTATTGTCTCCGGCAATCGCCTTTTTCTGGATGTCGGAAAGTTTTTCCGCGCGATCCCGAACGATGGCCAATTGACAATCATGGAAATTTACTGCAGTATTGCATGTTTCTGGTGTAGTCATTCTTATACTAACCATACATATTTTCATTCATGCGTTATGAATGAAAACTAAATTACTCCGTTGCTCTCCTGGCATAGGCCAATGCGTTCTCGAGCGGCACGATGGCAGAGTTATGATGATTGAAAAACTCGTCATATAGATGGAGGTTACGGGATTTGAAATGCATGCGATAGCACGGTATCTGGATACACTGAGATTTCACCAGTGAATAGATGAGAGGCGCACCAATATCACTGTTTGCATAAAATTCCGGAACGCCGATCACAAGCCCGTTGCGGTTCGTGATGGCCCCGTTGTTGTTGAAGTCTGCGCTGAATTGGGGCTCGTCAAGGAGGTCAACGAACCGCTTTTTACGGCACATCTCCTTTGTTCCTGACTCCAAGTTCATCAGCTTACCAAGATCGTAGCATTTGTCAGTGGCGTTGCACTGCGTGCGCGTTTTGAAAGACGGGTCATAGGTATTATCGACAATGAGGACCACCTTGCGCTTGAGATCATGGAGTGGCGTTACAGAAGGATCTATACGACCCTTGTAGAGTCGGTCGCCGACAATATGACTGACACTTTTGGCAATGGCGCCGTATGCATTGTAATCCTGGTCATTGACCTTGATGCGCAGATGTAAAAACAGTGGGTCGGTTGGATTGGGCGTGCTATTTACGAAGCCGTATCCCATAGCAGTCTCAAGCGCGGACTCAATGGGAATATGGTTTCGTGTTTCAGTAAGCTCATAGTTCTTATCTGTGGTGCGTCCAACTACAATCTGACCATCACGCACCATCACTTCAAAATCCAGAAATCGACAGCCGCGACCAATGACATACTTGATGGCGTCTTTGCTGACAAAATCGTTATCGTCAATCGCGCTATTGTAACTGCTTTTAATCATGTAATTCTGAAGGGGGAGGTACGCATTGCCTTTATAGCTGCTGATACTGACACCGCGGTCAAAGATATGTGTCGGGTTAAACGCCTCTTTCTGCGGCATCCAGTAAACAATAACCGCAGCCAGGATGAAGGCAATCAAGAATAATACTTTTATGTTTAAGGTTGGCATCATTATATAGAGTATAGTATATACGTATATAATAATGGCAGGAGGTCTTCTCAATTTAAAAGCAGTAGGCGCTAACAATGTGATATTAAACGGTAACCCTACAAAGACCTTCTTTAAGGTCACCTACGCTAAATATACCAATTTTGGACTTCAGAAGTTTCGCATTGATTACGACGGTCTGCGTGAGCTGCGTCCGACGGAGGATTCCGTATTTAATTTCCGTATCCCTCGCTATGCCGAATTGTTGATGGACACATACATTGTTGTTACGCTGCCCGATATTTGGAGCCCCATCTATCATCCGTCTATCCATACCAACAATCGATGGGTTCCTTACGAGTTTCGCTGGATTCGGGAAATTGGCGTTCGTATGATTAAGGAGGTTGTATTGAGCTGCGGGTCCACGGTAATTCAGAGATACACTGGTGACTACCTTGCAGGAGTTGTGGACCGCGATTTCTCTACCGAAAAGAAGGCCCTCTTTGACAGCATGTCCGGAAATACGTCTGAACTGCATGACCCGGGAAATGTAGATGGTCGGGTCAATACGTATCCGTCTGCTTTTTACACGGAATCTACGACGGGCGCCGAGCCGTCGATTCGCGGCCGCAATCTTTACATCCCCATCAATTCGTGGTTTACACTGGATCAGCGTCGGGCATTCCCACTGATTGCGCTTCAGTATAATACATTGAATATTTCCGTAACGCTTCGTCCCATCCAGGACCTTTTTCAAGTGCGCGACGTTTTTGACAGTCAATACAACTACCCGTACATCCGCCCTGATTTCAACGAAGATCGGTTCCAGATGTACCGATTTCTCCAGACACCACCCAGTGTATTCGGTGACGCAAGCTATTATGAAAACAGGGTGAATACATGGAATGCAGACGTTCATTTGATGGCGACATACTGCTTTTTATCACCCGAAGAAGCTACCAAGTTTGCGTGCGAGGATCACGTGTACCTCGTCAAGGATGTATATGAACACAAATTCGAAAACGTCACCGGGACAAAGAAACTGAAGCTGATGTCTTCTGGCATGGTTTCAAACTGGATGTGGTTCTTACAACGCAACGACGTAAACATGCGCAATGAATGGAGCAACTATACCAACTGGCCGTATCGACGTATGCCAGAAACGGTACAATTGGCACCCATAAACATTGGAAGTCTAATACCACCCAACGCTATCCCAAAAAACTATGGTCCGGCAATCGATCCCCAGGACGGACGAAACACGGGGATCTATATTACCGGTAACTTTAAAACTGTGAACCGCAAACACATACTGGAAACCATGGGGATCTTGATGAACGGAGACTATCGCGAGAACATCCTCACCCGCGGCGTATTTGACTACATCGAAAAGTATACGCGCACCCAGGGGTTCGCCAAAGAAGGGCTCTACTGCTACAACTTTGCACTCAATTCCGATACGCGCGAGTACCAACCGTCGGGCGCCATTAACATGAGCAAGTTTAAGAACATTGAGCTTGAAATCACTACCCACATACCCGACATTGATTTAGAAAACGCCAACTTCGATGTCATTTGCAATGCAGAGGGACAACCCATCGGTGTTCGCAAACTGAATTACCAACTATTTGACTACGCATACAACTTTGTATTGTATGAAGAGCGGTACAATGTGCTTTCGTTCATTGGCGGCAACTGTGGTCTTATGTACGCTCGCTAAGCTGTGCGTATGGTAATGGTTTTTTACCTCATTCATAGTATATACTATGAACGAAACATCTTGGAAAACCGACAATCAAAACACCGTCGTTGAGGACTTTTCCGTCAAGGACATGATGGAGAAACTCCGTAGTCTGAAAACAAAGAAACGATACGAAAACTTTATGAACATACCGCCCGTGAAAAACATACATGACGAAAAGGCGAAAGAAGGATTCGACAACGGATTTCTTAATGGAACATTTGGACTCAATGACAGCGATTATGATGGTCATGATAATGTAAAGGACGAGGGTACCGACGTCAATAAACCAGGGCCGTTTTCGAGGGCAACTGATGCGATTGCAAAGGCAATCAAGTATATATTGGACCTCATTCCACACTTGATTTACCTGCTGGCAATACTGATATATCTGATTTTCAGCGGCGGCGAGACCATCAATACCGACAGCTATGGACCCGAAGACCTCCGCAAAGGCATGACTGAGGAACAGGCGCATGACGTGGACATTATCTATAACTACATTTGCTGGATCTTCTCCGTGCTGGTTGCCATTCCAATCACCTACGGAATGTACTTTTTCTCGTTCTACAAGGAGACTGTCACTGAAGATAAAGAAGCTCCCAACGAAGCATATGACATAAACCCGCCTTCGGGAACGCAACCCAAGTTCAACTCACCGGGTGGTTCTTGGCTGCCTCTGCTATTTGGGTTTGATCACAAGAAGACCATGGATATGTATTGCAGTTATGGTAATGACACCAGCGGAAAAATGTCCGGTATGATGTTCTTGTTGGTTCCGCTTTTTATCTTGTTCGAACCATCTATCCGTGCACTTGATATTGTGAATATGCTGGTCATGCGAAAAATCCCGCAAGGAATTAATGGCTTGCGCAATATGCTCTCAAAATACGGCATTAATATTTCGTACACATTCATCTTTTTTGTCATGGCGGCACTCTTTAGTCAGGCGCTCTACTACGGAAGTGGATACCTCCGCACGGCAATTCCTGACATGTTGAAATTCAAGCTGAATTCAAAGGGTGCTACACCATACCCCCTTATGTTGATCATTGCGTTTGTTACGATATTCCCATTTTTATCCACTTTCTTTGACCTCGGAAAGCTGGCAGGACAAGGTACATCACAGATGCCATTTGGAATGCCAGGGACAGGAGACAATGAGGAGAAAAAGGGATGTGACGCATCTCCGTTTGGCAATGGTCTTTACATACCATACTGGCAACTTGGGAAAACGTGGCCACCCATTGACATTGCAATGAACATATTTATCATGGTCTTCAATATCCTGCGATTCATGGGTGGGTATTTGCTCACAACGGCCATCGCGCCCATCTTTGTCGGTATTTACATCCTGTTTTATCTGGTACTTTACCCGATCACATCCTTCGGAACCAATTTGTCTCAAGTAATGAAGAATATTGATATTACCAAGGTGGCAGATGGGGCTTCATTCAATTCGTTTTTCACGACATTTGCAGGAAGAAATGAGGATATTCCTGATGAAGAGATCAAACGGGTAGTGGATGAGACCGATCCGGCGGGTATCCTGGGATGGGTGTCCAAGATGACCAAACTCATGTCCCGACTCTCTACCCTCATCTTTATGCCCGTATTCACAATCCTCATGATATCTCTTGTGAGTTCCGCGGCAATGGACTTTTCAGGGGCCAAGAATAACACAATACGTGCGCTATCGGTGCCCATGTTTTCCGCCCTCACACTATTGCTTGTTGTGTGGTACATACACAGCCTAATGACCTCAGGCCAAACCTCGGCAAGGACCCTCTTGGAAACATACCTTAATCTGAAACCAGCACAGGGTGTTGACATGAAGGAGCTCGTGAAAAAGATGGAGTTGCTCATTAATAAGCACGGGACCGATACGAACGACCGCTGGCAGGAAATATTAGATGACTTTAAAACATATTTCAACAATCAGTACAAAACACAGTACCCCAATGGCGACTGGGCCAAGTATGGTGCCACCGAACCAGATAAGAAAAAACCCGCCGGCGGGACAGGCGGAATTCAATCACCTGAATTTAAACAGGCCGTATACCGTTATTTAACGCATAGCGCTCGTTCATTTTCGCCGATTCATGCAATGATGCGAGGCGAATGCAATGTTCGTGAAATGTTCAACATGGATCCAAACTATGGAAACTGTGCTCAAGACGATGTTGAACCGGACGTCAATAAATCGTCGGACGCCAAATAAGTCCGAAACATACCCATAATGTATATTGCTCGTTAAATAGCATAGAATAATGTCCTCTGCTATTTCATATGCCAGCCAAAAAATATCACCCGTTTGTTTCGGTGTGTACACCCACGTTTAATCGCCGACCATTTATTGAAAACGCCATCAAATGCTATAAGAACCAAGACTATCCCACGAACCGCATGGAATGGGTCGTTATCGACGACGGTACGGATTGTGTGCGCGACCTGTTTGATAATGCCGGAATTGTGAACTTGAAGTACTTTTACGTAAAGAAGATGCATCTTGGCGCCAAGCGCAACTTTATGCACACCAAAGCCAAGGGTAGCATTATCGTGTACATGGATGACGACGACTACTATCCACCTGACCGCGTTTCTCATGCCGTGGAAACCTTGACAAACAATCCCGATGCTCTTTGCGCCGGGTCAAGTGAAATTTACATTTACTTCAAGGGTCTTAAGCGCATGGTTCAATTTGGTCCATATGGACCCAACCATGCCACTGCGGGCACATTTGCCTTTCGTAAACGCCTTTTAGACCAAACACAGTATGACGACAAGGCTGCAATTGCAGAAGAACGAGCGTTTTTGAAAGAGTATACAATTCCCTTTGTTCAGCTTGATCCTATGAAGACCATTCTTGTTTTCTCGCATGAACACAACACGTTTGATAAACGAGAACTACTCAAGAATCCTCATCCCAAACTTGTCAAAGATTCCACCAAGAAGGTGGAAGATTTCATCAAAAAGCCATCTGAAACATCCATCATCAAGTTTTTCATGGAGGACATCGATGGGCTTCTTGAAAACTATGAACCTGGGCGTCCTATCAACAAACCCGAGGTAATCAAACAAACCGCGGAGATTAAAAAAAAGAGGGCGGAGATGGAGGAGAAGTTGAAGGAGGATTTCAAGAACGAGGCCACCGGTATCACTCTCGATTATAAGGGGGTGAAAGGAAAAGACCTGACCCGCGTCGAAGTATTGGACGTTATCAAGACACTTAGTGCTGATGTTCGCAGACTTACCGATCAAGTAAAGGAGAATCCCATGCTTGTTCGTAAAGATGCCAATGGAAACGACGTGAACATTACAAGTGTTCAGCTCCTTGATGGATTACGTGCAAACGAAACCCGATTGAAATCAATAGTAGACAAATACAATGACTTGGTTAGTGTAAAACAATCAATCGAGAAGGAAAAAGAGACACTTGAGAAGGAAAAAGAGACACTCGAGAAGGAAAAAGAGACACTCGAGTCAAGACTCGATAAAGCTACCTCGACGCAAGCGGAGATGCAGTCAAGCCTTGATAAAATGAAGGATGTGATTACTTCTCTTGGAATTGAAAAACGCCAATTGCAAGAAAAATGCAAAGGTTTGGAACAACAATTGCAAAAGAACCCGTCGGCAATGACCCCCTCGATTCGCATTATTGCGGATCCTGAAGGGTAGGGTCGATGGTAATTGATTTGTCCAGATAGCGATATATCCGTTTTATGTCCAAACGAGATATATCATACCCATCAATAAGACACTCCAGTTGATATATATTTTCAGACGTATTCATGTCAGGGTGACTATACCGGAATTCCTGAAAGAAGCACAACACATCCTTTTTATCGAGTCCGAGTTTCTGACATAGTCCCGATATGAAATTATGGTTGCTGTATTCGGACGAGTACTTTGTCAAGACCTTTGTGAATCGCATCTCCGGACTCACAATACAGTTCCTAAGAATGGGGTCAGCGTGATATATGTGGTTATTCGTCATGAGCTTTATGATATAGCTCATCTCATTAAACTGCCAAATCTGGTACTGGAAGGTGATGCGGTCAATGTAATCCGCGAAACATATGTTATTCAAAATTTTCTTGTATACCCCGATATGCCGATAGTCCTTGTGAAAATGGTCTACAACATTTTCGTGCCACAAGAGTGACACGGTAGTGCGTTCTGTTTCGTTCATAATATCAGCATACTTGTCAAACGGCACAGGTTTGCAGAATAGCTGGCGCGTGATGTTCTTGACGTCGTCATTATGGTTCTTGGTTTGGAAGATTTTGACAAATGCATTCTCATCGACAACCTCCTTGTTTTTTGTATAGAGATCCGCAAGAAAGTACATTTTACGGAGGTCCCCTTGTATGTACTTGAGTGCGACCTCTGTCATGGGTTTGCTAAATTTCTTAAATTCCGGTAGCACCATTTTCAAGCATTTCGTAATTTGTACGTTGGTGGGGGTACGGATTTCGTATACATTACACACCTTCATCAGCTCCTTTGTTTTCTTGTCTGCGGACATGTTGCCGATGCATATGATGGGAATATTGCTCTTATGCTCGCTGCGCTGCTTTTTCGTCTTTTTCTGCCGTATGAGTTTAATGAGGGAGGTGATGCCTCCCTTGTCCCCGCCATTCATTCCGTCAATCTCGTCCATGATAATCGCCAGCCGTCGTTTTTTGCGTTTCATCATATCAAGAACATTGACGTTAGCCAGATGCTGGCTGGTGAGCGATTCAATAAGATTCTTGTTTCGGACATCGCTTGCGTTGTACTTGATGATGTCATAGTCAATTTCCTTAAGTAGTCGCTCGACAAAAAATGTTTTCCCCGAACCCGGCTCGCCGTGAACGTAGATTCCCTTTTTCTCTAACGAAGTGTCTTTATAGTTTTCAAAATCGATAATCTGCCGCTTTATGTTTTCATCGATGGTGGTGCGGTTCAAAAGTTCATGGAAGGAGGGTTTATTTTCGCGCATTACTCTTGATACGTGGTCTCCTTTATGCATATTTGTTTATTTGTAGTGAACAAATATGCGCTTTCTATCGTCCAAACGCACTGAAATCGGCGGTAATGGGCACATACACATCGGTACTCTTTTGAGGCATGGCTCCAAACCGGTTATCCACACCCATATTTACCTGAGGACCATTAGTGTTATAAATGGTTCTCTGCGTGGGAATCTGCGATGGGTTCTGTGTGGCAATCGCGGCAGGGGGAGCATAGGATGCGGATCCCAGACCCTTGATGCCTGAATACAGATCGGTGATTACCGTTTTCACGCCGCCGTATACGTCACCGATTACGCTTCCGGTAGCCTGTGCCCCTTTCTTTCCGGCACCATATACGTCTTCCACTACTTCGGTACCGGCCTCAACCCCAGTTTGGAGACCCTTCTTTCCGGCACCGTACACATCCTTTGCGACATTGGATCCAACTTCAACCCCGGTTTGGAGCCCCTTCTTTCCGGCACCATACACATCCTTTGCGACATTGGTTCCGACTTCAACCCCGGTTTGGAGCCCCTTCTTTCCGGCACCATACACGTCCTTTGCAACTTGGGCACCCGCCTCTCCAACCTTGCGAATGCTGGGACCAATCGTTTTATCGATCACGTTTCCAGCTTCATCGAAGGTTTTGATAACGAGGTTCCCTGCGGTATCCACGGTTTTGACGACCACATTTCCAGCGGCATCAATCGATCGCTCAATGATGTTCCCGTCTTTCTTTGCCTCGTTGGTAATTTTTGTCTCCGGGTCCGTTTCGGTTACGTCAGAACCGTTCTCGGCTTTGGTACCAGACCCTCCCTTTCCACCGCAGTCAGTACACACCCCGGTACAACCTGCGCAGCTGGGACACTGTGGGCATACGGGAGGCACAATCTGGGTTTTCAGGATGAAATCGTCGCTGGGTGCACCCGGCACCTCAAACATCTTGTCAATGTTCTGGATCATCTTGTCGCCCATATGGCTCATGATTCGGTCCTGGAGCTTCTCCTCCGGGCTTCTTGTGTCTACCTCGCCGCACTTCTTTTCTTCCTTAGGAATCGTGTAAGAATGGGTTGCAGTAGCGACCAGCTTGTTGTTCACGAGCTGCACCACTACAATTGTCACTTCATTGTTCATGGAAGCGTAGACAATAAGGGAGTTGTTAAATAGACGGTACCAGTATTTTTCACCATTGGCCTTGAGTGGCTCCTCTGACTTGATGTCATTTCCACTGGGCGCTACTATGCGGATGTTGTTCTCCTCAATGACAATCACATTTCCAAACTCCGGATCGAATAAAGTAGTTGGGTTTACAATATTCAGTTTCTTGGTGGCACTGTATTCATTGGCAATCTTGGTAGCACCGGGTTCTCCGGCCATTGCGCTGGTTTGCGTACTGGTAATGTCAATCTCTTGATTAAATTCCTGGACACCTGCGCGCACTGATTCAGGGCATTCGCAGCATTCCGTCGCTCCGTTCACCACCATGCCATACCCGGAAGGACAGCTGGTGGCAATCGTATCGCACTTGGCGGCGGCGCCGGTATGCGTACAGGCGTCTTTATCCACAACCGCGGTAAAAGAGAAGGATGAACGAAGAGTGATGACCGCGTCCTTCACCGTAAGCACAGTAAGAGTGGTGTTCTTCTTGTTGGCCACATAGATTACGACCACCTCATCGTCCCTTTCTTTGATTTCTTCTTTGATTTCTTCTTTGATTTCTTCGCCGTTCCCGTTCTCCATACCTTCGTACAGAGCAAAGGTCTCGGTAATCTCTGCATTCACGATTCCACTTTGAGGTTGTGCTTCGGGGGCCTTGGTATCGGGAGCAGGTGCTTCTTCCTCGGCAACGGGTTCCTCGGCAACGGGTTCTTCAGTAGGCGTTGCGGTGTCCTCTTCCGCGACAGGGTCTTTCTCCGCAACGGGTTCGTCCTTGGGGACCAATTGAGGGCAGGTAGCGCCCTTGTTCTCCGATGCGCGGTAAGTGTAGGTCGCAGGAACGTCTTTGCTCATCATATATGTCATGCGCGCGACGCTTGAGTTAAGGGTTTTCTTTTCGCCATTTCTCGTCATAATCTTAATTCCGTCTGGCTGAACATCGATCAATGTACCATTCACCTGATCGTAATAGATGTTCTCGTAAATGTTCATTACGGGGACGGTTCCATTATAGTAATCGGGCAGCATCTTTTCATTGCCCACAAATCCCTCAATTGAAGTAGCACGTGGCATTATCATAAAATATATCACGATAGCCGCGAGTACCGCAATGAGCAACAGCACCCATGGTGACATTTCGTATAACCACTTCATATGTATACTATAATCTCACAAAAAAACATGCTTATGGAAAAGGGTTGAACACAACATCGTACTATATCTAAAATGACACTAACCGACTTCTATGATGACAAATACAAGTACGAAATATGCGTGGATGAGGTAGGCAGAGGATGCATGTTTGGCGACGCAGTCGTTTCTTGTGTAGTACTGCCTAAACCATGCACATTTCCTCGTGAAAACATCAAAGACAGCAAAAAGTTCTCCTCTAAGAAAAAGCTATTTGCCGAAGCGGAAAATATCAAACAACATGTGAGCTACCATCACAGTGCCAGTATATCCCCTCAGGTTATCGATCAGAAAAATATATTGCAAGCAGTGATGGACGGTATGCACCAATGTATTGATGCTGCGTTAAGACACATACAGAGCGTGGATCCGGATGTATCATATAGAGAAGTCCTTGCGGTTATCGACGGCAATTACTTCAGGCAGTTTGTATTTCAGGGAAACTTTCTACCTGCCGTGACGGTAAAGCAAGGTGATGCCAAGTATGTGGGCATTGCCGCGGCGAGTATCCTCGCAAAAACCACCCGAGACAATGCGATTTATCGTCTGTGTGAAGAACATCCCTATCTCGATACCCAGTATAACATCGCTAAAAATGTGGGCTATGGAACCAAAGCACATCTTGCAGGCATTGCACAATTTGGCATTACCAAATATCATCGCCGGACGTTTGGTGTGTGTCGTTCCGCGCCACTTACAGGGGATGTAGAGGAATCTGTCCCCGAGGAATCGTCATAAGCTTGGCGGTAGAGTCATTCGTGCTGTAGCTCATATAAATCTCATCGTCTTTTATTTGAAAGCCGAGGCAGTACTCAATTGGCGTCTTTTCAAATGTGAAGAAGTCGCTCATACGAACAATGCATGTCATGTTTCGATCAAAACAAACAATTGCGTGGTAATAATACCGGCGGTCAGCACAGTGAACTCGATGACATAGGAACCACATCTCGTCGTCTACGACAATTCCGTTTGTCGAGCCACGAAGACCTTCAAAAACTTTCGGTGATGCAATGAGCTCATCTTCCACAAACCGGTAATTGCCTATTTTGAGGGACGTTTCACGATGTCCGACAACCACATTGGGGTACCACTCATAAACGGTACCCAGTTGTCCGTTTTCGCGTGAGAATAATACCCAATTTTTTTCGACCGCCCTTTCCGTACCATGGGTGTACGGAGAACCCGTAAAACAAGGTGCTTCGAGTGTGTATTCGAGGGTCCCGCATACCACACCAATTTGATTGTACCCGTATCCCCGATTTCCTGTATAATAAATCTCATTGCCGTGCTCATGAATTCGTATATCTTCGATTCCAGCATACACCTCGTTATCGTCACGCATGTCATAGTTGGTTATAATTGGTTCGCCTTTCCCCTCGAGCGTAAGAGGGTACCAATAGTTGATCGTTCGTATTGGGAGGTCATAAATATACGAACCGTCTGGCGGGATTCTATAGTTCACTGTTCGCACGATTACAATCATGGTTTTGTCCCGTATGAGAAAGGAGGGGGTGCTCGGAATAAATCCGTCCATGCATTGCTCAGGACGCATCAAATATCGTATGTTTACATTCGGTTCTCCGCGTAGAGTTTGGGCATAGAAACGAAGATTGTTCCATACATTGGTTTGTATGTTATTAGGTAAAACAGTATTCAGTAGTTTCCGATATATTCCAGAAGTAGACACCGGAGAACCAATGTAGTATGCAAAAATGGAATATTCATAATCAATTGCCCATTCATATACATGTGGTTCAAGAAATAGGTGCTTATGTGTGGATATATCGATGGCATTTAGCTGGCGTTTTGCAAACATATACATGGCAAGTGCCGTTTCGTGTGCAGAGGTTACTCGGTAATATCCGATGAGCTTATAGAGGTTTTCGATACGCGATGAGATGATACTGCTGCATTTCAGCCAATAGCCGCATGCTGTTTCCGGTTCTCCCTTCTCCATATAACAATTGCCCAAACGATACGTACTGTACCACACTTCTTCATCCCAACCTTTCATCCCAACACGCTTTTTGTACCATGTAATCGCGTCATCCATATCTCCTACATCGCAGTAGCTGTTGGCCAGGTAAAACACGGTGCGAGTATTGTTGGGCGCGTCCATGTATTCCTCTGTCAGGAGGCGAATGTCGCGTCGGAATTTATCCTCTTTCGACCCTCCATCACCGACATCTTCGATATACATATCGCGCTTGGTCATGGAACGTTCCGTGGGCGTCTTTGCAAAATCCATATATTCATGCGTAGCTCCGACATAACTACATACAACCTCTGTTCTTACAAACCGAACATTACGATACGACAAATGCTCAGAACCCTGTAGCATGTATACCGAATCAGTCCCGTCAAACAAATGCCATGGGGTAGGGACAGTGCAGTGAAACACCATATCTGCATCCATAAGCATGATATAATCACACTCATGTTGTGTCGCCATGATGCGGGCGCGTTGCAACGCCTCGTTGCGTGTTTTTCCAAAGTTTATAAAAGCGGTGTATTCAACGGCTCCAGGTATGTCATGTTTTAAGAAAAAGTCTTCGATCTGTTGTGGTGTTGTGTCTGTACTTCCAGTATCCATGATTAAAAAACATTGTATGTAAGGCACAACCGATTGGAGCGCGCGTATAATAACGCTCGCCTCATTGCGCACAATCATATTTAAGCATATACCCGTCATTACAACCCATGACCCAAACCATTTATATGAATGCAAGTAAAAACAATCTATGGTTCATGGGCGCCGCAACTATCATACAATGTCGTCGAAATAATCTTCTTCTTCGCTATCTTCTTCGCTCTCGTCTTCAATGCGCTGTAGATAACGCTCATACGCTTCGTCTTCCTGCATGACAATTGCAAACTCATCCAGATCACCTTCCTGGGCATAATAAC